TTACTCCACAGTTGTATCTACGGAAGTTCCCGCCTCTGCAGGAGCTTCTACCTTGATTCCATCCAGGCCTGTGATGTTCACATTCTTGTTAACCTTTGCATCGTATGTATTTGCACGCATAATATCCGCGATATCGATACCTGTTACTTCCTTCACAGACTCCATTGTCTTTGCAAGGACTTGTGGCACATACGACCCCATCGAACCGACACCGGAACCTTCGCCGTTGCCGTCGATGATCGTAACCTTGTCGATTGTAGAGAGTGGCTCTGCGATTGCCTTTGCCATCTCCGGCAATGCCTTCACGATCATTTCCACCATCGCTGCCTGACCATACTTCTTCATCGCTTCGGCTTTCTTCTCTAAGGCTTCTGCCTCTGCAAGACCTTTGGCTTCGATTGCCTTCGCCTCTGCCTCGCCGACTGCACGGATACCTGCTGCCTCCTGCTGCTTTGCGAAAAGCTCTGCCTCTGCCTGTGCCTTCTTCGCCTCAGCTTCCTGCTGCTTCTCAAACTTATCTGCCTCGGCATTTCTCTGACGCTTGTAAAGCTCCGCATCTGCCTGCTGCTGTCTTGCGAACTTGTCCGCCTCCGCTTTCTTACGAATATCCGCATCGAGGGACTGCTCCATAACCTCGGCTTCCTTCTTCTTCAGGTCAACTTCCTTCTCCTGACGTGCGATATCTGCCTCGGTCTTTGTAACCTCGATTGTCTTACGCTGTGCTTCCTTCTGAATCTCGTAAGCCGCATCTGCTTCCGCATTCTTCGTATCTTCGATTGTCTTTAATTCTGCCTTCTTGATAGAAAGCTCATTCTGCTTCACGGCAATTTCCGTATCGGATAATACCTTTGCATCGTTCGCTTCTTTTCTCGCCTGTGCCTGTGCGATCGCTACATCACGGTCTGCGTTTGCCTTGGCGATACTTGCATTCTTCTGGATTGCTGCCATGTTATCCTGACCAAGCGCGATAATCAGGTCATTCTGATCCTCTACATGCTGGATGTTGCAGGAAATAATCTCAATACCCAGACGATTCATATCCACCTGCGCCTTCTCCTGCACCTGATCACCGAAGGACTTACGATCGTTACACAACTCCTTCAGACTGATCGTACCGATAATCTCACGCATATTACCCTGCAGAGAATCCACCAGTGCTTCCATAATCTGCGGTTCCTTCATATTCAGGAAATTCTTCATGGCAAGTTGCATACCTTCTTCATCCGTACGGATCTTAACTTTCGCAACTGCATCAATGTTAACACCGATGAAATCCAGTGTCGGAACATAATCATCCGTCTTGATATCGATACTGATCTGCTTGATCAACAGTTCATCCTTCCGCTCGAAGAACGGAAGCTTCAAGCCTGCTTTACCAATCAGAATCTTCGGTGTCTTTCTTAAACCGGAAATGATATACGCCTTATCCGGTGGTGATTTGACATAACTGGTAAATAAAATGACCAGCAATGCCACGATAATGATAATAATAGCAATTGTTGAACCTGACATACAAAAACCCTCCCTAACAACAAGTTAATTGATTGCTATGCGACTCAGATCGCATATTTTCTTTGGTGCAAAATTCACATTCCTGCATCTATTCAATATTGTACCATGTATGTGTGAAAATCACTATTACATTTTTCTGCATTTTTCGTACATTTTCTGTACAATAATGCATTTTTCATTAAGGAATCGATTAATTATCTATGTACTTATAGTTTAAAGTTTTACAAAACTTCTTCTATTACACACAGATTCTGTTTATTTGTCACGCTTCTTGAATATCCTGTTATAAATCTCAATTCCCTTGTCAGGATTCTGGTTCATCCAGAATACGAGATAACCGCCTATCAGGAACAAAGCCCCTCCTATTATAACAAGATAGACAGACATTGTCGGGATTTTCCTTCCATCCGTTATTTTGGTTGGTTTCTCCGGATCATAATATACCGTTACCTTCTGCCCTATCTGCATATCATGTCCATCACCCACATATATCTCATTATATGTTTTTCCATCTACTTCATAATCCACAAAGATGGTGCAAGTTGCATGATTTCTATGCATACGTTTTTCTGTTACAATACCTGGTACGGTCTCAGCTTTTCTTAAAAACAGATCATTATGTACATATGCCGCAAGTCCCGCGAACAACAAAGCCAGCCCGACAAACATAACTATCATCACTTCCTTACGGACGGACTTTTTTCTTATTTCTTTGTCACCTAAATCTTCTCCAAAGATTCGCGCTTGTTTTTCCTCTGACAAAATATATGGATTTCTATCTATTGCAGATGAAAGCTTTCCATCCGGTTGATAAACAGGCTTATCGATTGGAGTTGTCCTTTTGGATTCAATGACATATGGATCCTGTTCTAAATCGCTAAACTCCCCCAGTGAAGGATCTTTTAATTCTTCCTGCATATCTTTCATGCGTTTTGTGGAATCCTCATCTTTTAACTTTAATGACATATTTTCCCTCCTCCCAAATATACAAAGGATTGTTGTAAAATTCTTTCATTCATTTTAACACTATCATACATATATGGAAATAACAATGTGTAATTTTCTTCTGTCATGGATATGATTTCAACCCTGATTTCCAGATATTTACTATATTAATTTCCTGTTTGGGTTTTCTTGCTTGCTTTTCTCCGCCTACGCCCACGTCGTGGGTTTTTCTGCTTAATTTCTCTCCCTCACACCCAGTTTCATCTCCGTATCTTTCCGATCAGTTTCCGGTTTGGGTTTTTCTGCTTGCTTTTCTCCACCTACGCCCATATCGTGGGGGGTTCTGCTTAATTTCTCTCCCTCACACCCAGCTTCATCTCCGTATCTTTCCGATTAGCTTCCGGTTTGGGTTTTTCTGCTTGCTTTTCTCCGCCTACGCCCACGTCGTGGGTTTTTCCGCTTAATTTCTCTCCCGCGAGCCCAGATTTACATTTTGTGGAAAATAATATACAAGATATAACCGAATCCACATACACGGCAAACGTTGTGGAATGGCTTAGAGAATACTTAGAATAAAAAATAAACAGGAAATCATTCGCCGTGCAACCTCCTCTGCGCTTCGCTTCGAGTCGGTCTCGGGCATTCGCCCTATATAAACGGATAAAAAAATGACTGGTTTCAAGCAAGCTTGACCAGCCATTTTTTTATCCGTTATGCACGGCTCATTGTCTCTAGAACTTTCCAGCCTTTGCTGCTTCCTCAACAGAAACAGAAAGTCTAGGTTTTAAGCCATTTATACGGTATAAAGTGTCAAATAATGGTCAAATAAACCGCTTTTTATTGCCATTACTTGAAACTAAACATTAGTAAAAAGAAAAGGCCCTGTCGATATGACGGAGCCTTTGTCTTTGTTATTTGTTTGATTCAGATGTTAAATCCTCGGTGCTTGTCTGATCGAATTCTACTTCCGTATTATCAAATGCTAAATCTTCTTCAAGGAGCTTTGTCTTTTCCTCAATCTTAGCTACGTAAGCTTTAATACTTTTTGCTTTTGTAGTAATTTCGGAAACACTTGAAACTGTTACTGCTGAATCATTCGAATACCCCATTGGCATTGCTACCATTGCTGAAGAACTAACGATGGCTGAAATACCACTCATTAATCCCTTGATTTCATCCATAATAATCTTCTTACTAATTTCATTCATGATGCGACCTCCCTACTTATCAATCAAATATTGCTGGAGCTTATCTCTTGTGTCTTTGAGATTGTCGATTCCGTTACCTGTAATATCGTGATTGATTATTACTAATAAGCATTGTAGAATCATCTTGTTGGATTCTTCAACCTCCTTGAGTCGAACATTGTCCGAATCAAGAAGTTTTGAATGCTTATCTACAGTCTCCTGTAAATCTTTACTTGGTTTCTTTACTTCCTTCACGATTTTATACACCCCCCATAAGGCTGCTATCAACGAGCAAATAAGGAGTATCGTGTCTGAAGATACTGTGAATTTGATCATCGACTACTCCCCTTTGAAAAACTTCTGTAACTGTTTGTAAATCTGATTGCTTCCTGTGGACGCTAACCCACTCATAATACCAATAGCAATTGCCGTAAGTATGTCATTTGCTGGGAAACTCGGCATTGTAAACATTGCGACAACACCAAGAACACCGCCAATAGCTCCGACTAACACCGGGATACATACATCATTCACATAGCTCCATGCTTTAAGCCCCATACCGATAAGATAACAAATAACCATGATTGGTATAATAATAACAAAATCTTTAATATCCATTTTGACTTCCTCCCTATTCTACAATTTCTACTGGATCTTCGATCATGAATTCGATTGCCATGCATGCCGATGGCGTAATGTTCTCCGGCAGATCATCATCTGTAATCATGTTGATTTCCAATGACGCTTCGACTGAACCGATCTCATTAAACTCTTTGATGAACTCGTTCCAGTTCGGATTCGAACGGTTCATAGTAACTCCGTTATCAGAATACTTTCGAATCAGCTCATCACGAGACTTGTCATACTCTGCAAGTTCATTGTCGATTTTCTTAATATTTCGTGCAACTGACAGTCCTGCCTTACGCGAGAACGCAAGATCTAAGATGCCATTATTGGCGATCAACTGACGAATATCAAACAGTTTGCTTAATGTTGTAATGTATTTTTTCATAATGTTTTGACTCCTCGCTTCATAAAGTAGTAGTGTTTATAGACCCTCTCCAAGGTCTTTATTATTTAACTTTTACTAAGTACCACCCGCAATGACATGCTCTAACTCCTGACATACTGTTGTATACCCTCAAATAAAAATTAGTGTTACCACTGATGTTTATAACAACCGGAGAACTACAGCATGCCCTATCCATATTATCATCTGACATATAAGCCCCCGCATCAGTAGCTCCACTATTAGTTGAAAAAACCATAACCATTCTGGACGCAGGAGTTCCATACATCTTTGCAAACACCATTCCGATATATGTTCCGGCAGGAAGTGTCACACTAGCCGGCGTGCTCCATCCTCCACAAGTAATATTAACATTCTTGTCATATCCATATATGGGAGCCGAAATACCTCCTGCGCTATTAGCATAATTCGCAGATTTGGCATAATTTACGCTAAAGTTCGATGGATTATATACATACATGTTTGCACCATCGTTTCCGCCCCACAACCAGCTTGGCTGTCCGCCTTGTCCAGACCAATTCCATTTCACACCATTGATTGTTCCGGAGACGGTGAGGTTACCGGTCACATGCGCTTCAAGCGTTTCTAATACAAGTGCATATGTTCTGTCGGGGCCTGCTGAAAAATACGTTGTAGTTCCTTCAGTTACATCTAGCCCTAAACCTCCATAATGGGATAAGAAATCACCAGATGTTATTTTCATTCCACCGGCATCAATATTTGTTGTAACTGTTCCCATATGTTCACCATAACCAGTAGGTATATTAGTGGCTGTTATAGTCATATATGCCGAATAACTTCCATCGCTAGTAATATTTACACTTCCGCCAGTAATAGTCGCCTTAGATGAGACTATTTCGCCCTCGAATTTACCGCTCGTAGCATATATCTCGCCAGTAAACTTACCATTAACTGCCTCTATTGAGCCATCTTCCAGCACCTTAAAATTCTGATTGGCAGTGACAAGACCTTCGAGACTGATTTTTTCAGCCTTGATCGAAATCTCCTCTGCCGACTGGTTGATTTCAGAAATAATCTTTTTCTTTTGAACCATTCCTTCTGGTGTAGCACCTACACTGTATGATGTAGATGTCGTATTATCAGTGTAGGTAATAATTGTCCTCGTCCAAAGATATGGCTTTGATGTGTCCGCAGCCGGTATCGACGCAGACCACGTCCCAGTTGGAACCGTAGTTCCTGATGCTCCAGCTTGGTATGTTACTGCCGTAGATTTGATACCCTCACCAGTATCTCCTTTGGCTCCGGTATTACCAGTAATGCACACACCATTTGGCGATGGCATATATTCAGAACTTCCATCTCCATATGTTACCGCAGTTCTTCTCCATATATACTTTCCTTCTGTCCATGTTGGCTGTGTTTTTGACCATGATCCGCCAGATAATGACGTAGGCGATTTAGATAAATAGAATTCCTCGATGGCACTGGTTATTGTGGAACCAAGCACCGTATCCAGATCTTTATTACTTGCGCTAAATTTAATGTTGTCTGCTGATATTGCCAGCTTATATTTTCCGTCTTTATCCTTAAAATACTTTAGGAAACTATCTCCATCGCCAAAAGCAATCTGTCCATCCTTATCCTGATAGATTCCTCTTGTTGTGTTGTCGACAGAACTTTTTACTCCCGAATATATAGCGTTGTTGGTGATATTAAAACCGCCGATTGTTGCATCGAAAGCGACTAAATCTTCTACGCTAATCTTAGTAGCGGTTATAGACTTTGCCGTGATAATGTTTCCATTCAAGCTATTTTGATCTGTCTGCTCTGTTTCTACGGTCTCAGCAGATACATTGAGCTTGTAATATAGTCCGTCAGAACCCTTTACCACCAGTTTATCTGCTTTAATGGTATTACCCTCAATCAGATCACCCTTGATTGTAACGCCAACCAATTCTCCCGTGACTGTCTGATCTCCGATAACCAAATCTTTAATAATGCCGGATGTTGCATAGAACTGTTCAATCGCAGCCTTACCAATATTCGAGAAATCAATATTTGCATATCGAATATCTGCTTGTTCTGCCGATAATTTCGTTGTATTTAACGATTCAATAGAAGCTTCCGTTGCCCTAAACGACTCAACTGTTGCATCTTTAAACTTGCCATAATCAACATTCAAATTACGTATCGCTACATTTGTTGCATCCAAATTCGTGATTGTTGCATAGGTTATTTCAGCAATCTCTGCACTAAGCTTAGTTGTTTCGAGATTGTCAATCTTTGCTGATTGAGCAGTCAGAGTGCCATTAATGGTCGCATTATCAGCTTCGAGATCATCGATCTTTGCTGATTGAGCTGTCAGAGTATCTCTAATCGTCGCATTGTCAGTTTCGAGAGTTTCTATTCTACCAATCGTAGCCTCAAGTTCATCAGTTGATACTTTCTTCGCCATGAGCTCTTCGACAGACAGTACTTTTGCTGAGAGATCTTCCACGTCTCCTAATCTAGCAGCGGGAGACGACAGGTTTCCTGTAACAACGGCAGTACGATTCTTTACTGTAACCGTGACACGCTCTCCATCCTTAGCCGCAGCAGTCTGTATTACAGGAGTAAGCAACTCAGATCCATCCAACTTCACGTATTTTTTTTTATCACTCTCGACAAATGTTCCATACATAGATGTCTCTTTTGGCTTTTTATCGTTGCCATCGTTTAGTAATTTTGCGAATTGACTCGCCAAATCATTAGACAATGTCACTACTTATCACCTCCATAAATTTGTTGTAAATACTGCTTTTTCGGATACCGGGCACCCGCTCTCGCATGTTATTGATTGACTTATCACTTTAGCTTTTACATTTTCCAATCCAGCTCTTGAATAATTCAGTCGCACACAGTCACCAACTCTGACTGGACAGTAAGCATGTGTATAACTCACTGTGTATTCAACCGAAGATAAGCTTTTCAATAGTTTCTCAGCATACTCATCGACCTGAGCCTGTGAAGGAGAACCTGCAAAAGACGGTGAAGTTTCACGATACACAATTTCTCGTCCTCGTTTTACTGTTGATGTGGGGCTGTTTTCATCATCATTTACGATTCTCGAATAGTAATTGTCATTACCGCTCGAATAAAGAACCTCTACAACATTTGGAACCCCATACAAATCATGACTCAAACTTACTTCCGGGTATAAAATCGAACTGTTGTCGTCGTTGTATGTCCATACTGGTTGTAATGCAACAAGTTCTTGCTTTGGTGCAAACAGTACCTTTCCTAGCTCGTCAAGATCCAATTCATATTTTGCATTGCTTAATAGATCGGAAAGAAATGCAAGCCATGTATCATCCGTTGACGAAACAAAATCCCCGGTCAATTTGTCGTTTGTTTCGACTCTTACAACCGGGGCTCTCATATTGCTTCTGGCAATCCTATATGCATTTTCCACGATGTTATCGTTTTTAAATAACGAATATCCTATGTCTGGTTTTTTCTCAGATAATTCCAATAATGGGGAATACGCATCCATAGATACTGTGCTCACCTTTCCGTCATAATCTGACGAAGGGGTTTGCACTAAGAATGTGCCTAATGGATACTTCGATCTTTCTCCATTTTGAATTGTAATAAGGTACACTCGAATGTAGCACTCTCCAGTGAAATCCTTCACATCAAATGTAGCCGACGCCAATGTATCCGATGTACTGTCTCGCGTAATTTTACACGCAGTCACGTTTCGCATCCGCTCGTCATCCATCCAAGTATTTGGGTCAACAGTATAATACTCAAATGTCTGAGTCATCGACTCTAACCAATTAGTCATTTATACTCCTCCTTCGACCTTTGTAATTTCAAAAGACACCGGAATGACCAATGAATCATGGTTTACGTTATATGATACTGATATATTAGCCCAATACCCTGTTCCAGATGGTTCTCGGACATAGACATCTCCTTTCCATATAGATAATCGTCTTATGGCATATAACGTTTCCTTATCCGTTTTAGGAATATCTACCTTCCATGAAGATGATGTTGTTACCTGTGTACCGTAATAACTTACCGGAGAAGTTCGTCCTTGATACTTCACCAATGTACTGTCTGGACTGTTTTTATCAGAGACATCTATATTATAAGGAAGCCTTAGCATGGAGCCAGACCAAGGCGGTGTGGCTAATTCTCCTGCATCATCAGTATCAAACCAAGACCACTTCTCATCCCACTGTATAATTACAGCCTTTTCGCCAATGGGATACCCAGTTAAATCCGAATACCCAACAGCACCAGTATCTTTTAATATGGCTACGATTCTATATCTCGCTATATCCAATGATGGGTGTGGATCTGTCGCATACGTTGTTTTCGAATTATCAAGTCCAGTTTCTATCTCTGTAAACGTACCATCAAATTCGCGTCTATACACGGATAATGTACAGTTAGATGGCAGCTCCTTTTTGACCGAATAACAAACATATGCTTCTTCGCCTGTTGTTAAAACAGCCCGCATCACATCTTCACCCGTTGTGGTTCGTTCTCTGGTTGGAAGATACAATGTTCTGACTAATTCAACCTCTTCTTCTGTCTTTTCGTATCCCGTTTCCTCCGAATAATCAACTCGGTAGGCTGTGATCATATATCTTTCACAATATGGATTGATGTATGTGGACATGGTTTTACTATCAAATGTTATCTGTGCATTTGGTGTCAAATCATATTCAAACCATTGAACCCGAAAGATGCGAGTTTCTGTACATGTAAGACCCGTGTTCATAGATACCACCACTTCAACTCGATATGAAACATTGTTCACCAGGTCGACATCATTCGCTGAAAGTGTAATATCAAGAGATGTTTTAGTATCATAAAATTTAGAAAATACCTCTTGATTGGCACTCACAATTCTCTGATTACCGATGTTATCGATAGTCTCATAAGAACTCATAGCTTTAATAGTTACATGATATCCTGTTGGAACTTGAGTATTTGGTCCCGCAATACCAGAAATATGAAACGGAAATGAAGTAAGAATTGATAAATCATTGTTGTATGCATCTGATAAATTCAACTTTAATGTTGGTGGAGCGTACACTTTTATTTCTCGCTGTACTGACCAATCTCCATACTTATTTGTGACTCCTGCGGTTCTAACTCGCCATTGTATTGTAGCGCCTTCGGTTAAACTTAACGTGTCTAACTCGTAAGAGCTCGTCTTATCCTTATCGTCGTCTGATCTATCATTCTTGATTGTTTGAGTTTGCTTTTTCCCATTGATTATTATCTCAAGTTCGGCATACGTCTGACTTGATGAATCCGCTGAATTATGAACCCAATATAACATCAATTTCTCACCGCTAATTAAAGTGGTAGTCGACGACCATGTGGTCGGCGCGGCTGGTGACTTACCTATTACAACAGACACTACACCAGACCACGCAGATTCACCCTGGTCATTAACAGCTCTCACTCTGAAGAAATACTCCTGTCCTGTTTCCAGACCAACCACCAAATAATACGAATTTTCAATTCCTGATTGTTTAGTAGTCTGATCTGTCCTGTCAAAGTAATCTTTATTCGGTGAGTATTCAATTTCGTATGTTTTCGCTCCCGTGGCTGCCGACCATACAAGATATACAGAAGTTTCAGATTCCGCTCGGCAAGTCGTTATTCCGCCAGAGGCGGCCGGTGCAGATTTTATTTCTTCTGAAAAGTCTGACCAATCACTGCACCAGTCTTCTATAATTGGAGAATTTGCTGCAAGATCACCATTCAAACTTCTACATCTAACTTTATAGATATATCCCGGTACTATGTTGAATGTACAAGATGCTGCGTTATCTTGAAGCAACATAACTGTTTTACGAGAGTAAGATGTGTCAAGATAATACCCCGGTGCCCAAAGCTCAAACTGAACACGATTGGTATTCAATTCTTTACCGCCAATTTTTGCTGTGATCGTATACTTGTCAATTGATACTGTAGGAACATCTGGCACCTGAATTCTTTCTTCTTCTGGTGTATTCCAATAAGTCTTTTCTACAGACCAATCAGCATTCCAATATGCAACTTGAACTTTGTTTACCTCATGCGTTTGTGCTACTGGTTTTACCTTAAACCTTACTGCTCTTGCGTCACTAGGTATACTGTAGGTGGATGTTTTCTCTGTTGTAGTTCCAGAATTTCCAACAATCCAAACTACGTTACCATCATCATTTATGGCAGCGCCCATATTATACTCCCATTTTACTTCGAAATGGTCGATATGGTCATATGGCCACGACCATGTGGCATATAACATAGTTCCTTTGGGGTCTACCGTTCCGAAACCTGTGATACGTGGCGAATTAGCCATCTTTACATCCTCCTCTCTATTCTAGCTGCTCTAATGAGTGTTTGAACTGCATCGTTTATGCCGCTTCCGTCATCATACGTAATGCCATCAATAATGTATGTATCGCCTCGTGTATTACCGAGTGTTTTACCAAGTGTATTGATAGCTGATATCACATCATTTGCATTTCCATTTTGACGATTTCTCATTGATGCGTTTATTGCTCCAATATTTGTCATTACACCAACAGATGGATTCATAGCAAGCATCCCATTCATAGTTGCTACGCCAGAATTAATATCGCTCAAATCCATTACTGGTCTGATTGTAGGCTGAGCATCAACATCCATTGCAAGCATCTGACTTAATCTCGAGATTGTCTGCTTTGTACTGTCGATAGCTGATGCGGCCATAGTCTTTGCTGCTTGAACACTGAGATGTGATTTCTTATCAATACCATTAGCAAATCCCATGCCGAAATACTGTCCAACTTTGTCTAACTTCTTAGATGGTGAATGAACTTGCAATTCTTCTCGTGCAGCCTTCTCCGCATCTTTGGCCATGTCCTTAGCTTTTGCTTTAGCTTTATATGCACTAGCCGATATGCCATTTGCGAATCCCGTAACAAGATAACCTCCAATAGTGTAGAAGTTATTATAATATCCCTTCAGACTCAGAGTGATGAATGCCATCATTGATGTAAATGCTGATGATGCCGTATTTCTTGAACCTTTTATTCCGCTAACAAAGTTCGACATGATTGTCTCTCCGCTGGTTTTGAACTGCTGAACATTATAATTCAGAGAACTCTTGATGCTGCTAAGTATTGAATGCCCGATACTCGTAAATTCACTTGACTTGCTCTTCATGCCTGAAGCGATCGCGTTTACGACGCTTGAGCCGATTGAGTTGAATGATGCAACCTGATCGTCTGAGAATGAATTACCAATACCCTTAAGATTTACTGCGTCACCGCTGAGTGAATTAAGAATTCCCTTAAAGGTGTTTACTCCATTGGCGTTCAACCCATCCATGCTCTTGATTGTGTTAACCAACTTATTGATTGAGTTGATTGCTGTTTCAACCTTTGAAGCGTCGACGTTATCAAATGAATCACAGAATGTCTTTATGCTGTTTCCAATACCCTCGAAATCGAATTCGTCGATCTTTGTTTGATCTACTGTGCTGATTGACTGAGTCATTTCGCCAAGTCTTTTAGCCGCCATACTAACTGTCGTGAGATTTGATACATCCATTTGAGCTGTCATATTGGCAAACACACCCATATATTTACCAAATGACATTAGCTTAGCTCCGAAATCATCCAGATCCATCTTTCCATCGAATAGATGAGTCTCTGGCAAAGCCGTCTGAAGTTCTGTCATCAATAATCCACAGTCCTTAGCTATTGAAACTGTTGTTGTGTCTACCGGGTTTTCTGACAATACCTGAGAAAATGCGGCTAAAGCTGAGCCATAAAGTGCAATTTGGGTTCCGAAAGTACCTAGATTCTTTTCACCAGCAAAATATTTTACTACACCACCAATAGCTCCAGTATTATTTTGTAACTCTGCCATTACGTTTCCTGCATAAGCAGCTTGATCGGCAAGGTCTGAGCTAATCCCATCATTAGCCTTAAGTTTCTTATCAAAATTAACAACCCCATCTGCAAAGTTACTCATCTGCGATCCGAAATCGCCAAGATCTTGAGAACCAAAGATGTCTTGAAGTGCTCCATTTTGACTTTTGATCTTGCTCTGAAGAGTAGCCATGGTTTCACCAGCATAAGCTGCCGCGTCAACAGAATCTTGGTTAATTTTTGCAGCTTCGATCTTAGCGGCAAACGCAATAATTCCATCTGCAAAATCACTCATCTGCTGTCCAAAGTCGCCCAAATCTTTTTTGCCAAATATATCTTGTTTTAATCCACCAGTTCCATATAAGCTATTTTGAAGCTTAGCCATCATCTCACCTGCTTTTGCAGCTTTTTGGACAGCTTTATCGTTTATACCATCGCTATTATTAAGCTTGTCTGAAAATGCAATAATTGCATCGCCGAAATCCGAAAGTTGGGATCCAAGATTTCCTAAATCTTTTACTCCCAAAAATTTGGATAATCCACTAACAAGCTCTGCGGCCGTAAGAGTAAGTAGCATCTTTGCCAACGCTTCTCCACCAGCCATAGCATCTGGATCAATAGCCGATACCTTCTCGATAAACGGCTGAAGATTTTCCATGAATGTACTAAGACTTGTGCCTATGCCAGCAAGACTATCAATAGCACCAGCAATAACACCACCGACTAAACCACCGATGAAATTACCGAGGCCTTCGCCCATATCTTGAAGAATTGGGATACTATTATGTACAAAATCAGCGACAGCTGGAAATTCATCATTTAATGCACCTATCGCTATCATCAAGCCACCAACTGCGGCTATCAATGTCACTAACGCACCAATCCCCACAAATGCAGCGGCACCACCGATTCCGACAACAGTCAGAATCACTAATGCGCCAGACATAGCAAGAAGTAAAGCTGACAATTGAGCAACAGTCTTTGTAGACACATCAATATTGAGTTTATCCATTGCTTTCGTTACAACCGCTAATTCTGCAACGACCAATCCCATCAATGCCATGGCACCAACAGCCTTAAGCGATATATCCTTCGTATTTCCCAAGAGAGCTAATGACGCTGCCATAGAAACCAACAATACGGAGATTGAAGCAACTGCACCCATATTTCCTTCTATATTAAGTGCCTGAATCATTCCAAGAACACCGACCAACATGAGAACCACCAACGAAATCTGAAGAAGAACCTTCGTCGCTCCTTCAGTATTCTTAATTTGCCCGGTTGCTGCGATCATTGCTGCCATCGCTACCATAACCATAGATAAAGATTCTGCTGATTTAAGAAGTTTCTCCTGATCCAGCATTGTAAGTACGCCCATCATAGCAGCTAACGTTGCAACGCATATCGTTATTGTGATTATGGTTTTATTACAATCTCCTGCGAGTTTTGACACTGCGATTAACCCAGCAAACAAAGCTTCCAATATTGCAATAACACCAACCGCTTTCCAGAGCTTCTTAGTATCCATTTGTCCAATTAAGAATAATGCTGCTGTCATGATCAGTAATGATGCAGAAATCTTCAAGACCATAGATCCGGCTTTTACTGCATTTTCTCCAGCAAGTTTTGATACTGCAATCATACCTATGATGAAACTTTCTAATACCGCCACTACCGCAATACCTTTTAACAGATCTTTAGTTTCCATGGTTCCAACCATTTTGATGACCAGACCCATCACTCCAATTGCTGCGGCAACGCCTAAGAGCATTGCACCGGCTTTTGCGATATTCTCCCCGGCATATTTAGACACTGCAACTATTCCTGCAATAAATAAAGAAAGAACTCCTATAAAAATTAATCCTTTCCCCAATTCGTCAGCTTTCATACTACCCACTATTTTTGTTGTAGCTGCCATAACGAGAAGAGCAAACGAAATTCTCTCTAACATCTTTCCTGCTTCATTGGCATGCTCGCCCGCAAATTCGGATACTGCTATAAGACCGACAATAAATAACGAAATCATACCTATAAAGCCAATGGCTTTTAACCACTCTTCGGGACTTAAATTCCCTACTATTTTCGCTGTTATGGCTAATATAAGTAAGGCATTTGCAAACTTCTGTATCATCTTGGCAGCACTGTCTGCATGCTCGCCAGCCAACAATGATATACCAACCAATGCGATAACAAACGTCCCAACAACAGCAATAAATTTCAAACCATTTTTCATTTCCTGTGGCTTAAGATTTCCTGCGATTTTTGCGACAAGCGTCATTATTAATAATGCACCAGCGATCTTATAAATCATCTTTCCGGCCTTGTCCGCATGTTCTCCCGCAGATTCGGATACCGCTATAAGAGTCACAACGAATAACTCAAGAACTCCCATAAACACAAGCCCTTTGGCTATCTGCTCCCATTTAAGTTCGCCTACAGCTCTTGCTACTTTTGCCATCATATATAACGCAACGCCAACACCAACAAGCATAACTGCGATTTTCCTACCTGATGTATCAAGTCCGCCTTTAGTCACCACATTGAGAACGCTTATTGCATATGACAACCCAATAAGCACTCCAGCCATTACAGTGATAGCTACTCCAGCTTTTATCAAATCTTGTACTGGTATTTTTGATATTACCAATAAAGATGCGGCCAATATTCCTAATGAAATTGCAAAATTTCGAATAGCAACTGACTTTTTCTTAAACGCAGAAGCTTTAATGTTTTTAGCGACACTATCAAGAATTGAACCAAAGCCATTCAGAATATGACTAACACCCTCTATAGGTCCAGATATTATTTCAAACGCGTCAGCTATCTTCTTCAACAACAGTATTGTTCCCAGTCCCATCATTCCTGCAAATATTGCGCCGAAATTAATATTGCTTATTATTTCTACCAATCCTGTTGCAAGTGATTTTACAGTTTCCCAAACGCCCGGAAGTTCAGATTGTATTCCTGCAACCAATCCAAGAACAATAAATGAACCTATTGCAAAGAACACGACCGAAGGTGAATGAATACCAAGCACACCGCAGATAGTTTCGATTATTGATTTTGCAAGTTCTATAACGATAGATGCCACAGTTGAAATTCCGTTCTTCAAACCGTTTACCAATCCCTGAATTATGTAGACTGGTATATTCTCAGCTTCTCTAGCACCTTCGATCCATGCCTTGAATCCCGCTCCAGCTTCTTTAAGATATGAAAGAATATTCTTAAACCCTTGAGTTATTTTTTCGTTGGCAACGACCCAATCCTTGATAGCAATAATGCCATCGACGATTAATAAAACAAACTCCTTCAAATATGGAGCCATAGTTTTGAATGCTTTTGTAATTAGGTTATTACCTTTAACCCAATCTCTGAATTTAACAAGGACATCACCGAGAATTGCCGCAACATCCAATAACGATAAATTGAAAAGACTAAGTATGTAAGACGTAACTTTTAATGCTAATCTCAAACCACCGCCAACAAGAGTGCTAACCAGATCCAATACTGCAAAAAGACCCTTGAAGGCTCGTTTTAATTTATCTGCTTCTTCGTCTGTTATTTTCATACTTGTTGTCAATTTGTAAAATCCCGCTAAGAGACTGAACAAATTATCAGCAGTTACTGGAGGAAATACTTCCTTCCACGCCTCCCCAATGGATTTGAATATCGTTATGATATTATGCCCTATGTTGGAAAATGATTGCATAAGAAGCCATCGTCCATTCAAATGATCCATATTATCGATGACATCATCCAAAGACATGCCAAGCATGTCTGCCATATTTCTCAATTCTCGAAACGATGCTATTTCTGATGGACTAAGTCCTATAGAACGCAATTGAGCATCTGACATATTAGCAAATTGTTTAATCAATTCTTTCTTGGAATCTGCTAATTTATCAGTTTCTTTTGTTTCTTCTTTTGTTACGTCTGTTGATTTTGCGTTTATTCCAAGGAGTTTATCCTGTTCCTCTATTTGTTTTTCTGTGAATCGAAAGCTATTATTCAATACTTCATTTACTCTATTTTGAACCCTATAATAGTTTAGTCCAGCTTCAGTAAGAGCAGTTACTCTTTCGGTTCCATTTCCAAATTTTCCGAGTATAACATCATCAACAACATCGCCTAAATCAGAAACTGCGTCTACAGTTTTTGTAACAGTTGATGCGGCTTTCTGAAACGGTTCAACAATAGAATTGATTTTGTCTGCAATACCAGATAAACCTTTTCCCATCGCACTTTCAAGAACGGCATTTCTAGCATCAGACATTTTATTGATAAACCCACCGAGTACATCACTTACGTTCGTCCACATGTTTCGAGCTTCCTCGAAATCGCCGATAATTAAACGCCATGTTGTTGTCCAACCAGAACCAAGAGCTTCCTTTAATGTGTCAATAAGCTGTGTAAATGTCTTTACCTTTGTTGCAGCTTCGCCTGCTGTTTTTGCCATATCGGCTAATTGCTTCGCCTCTTCTTTACTATATCCCTGACTAACGAATTTCTTCACAGCAGCTTCGTATTCAGCCTGCGTATCTGCGGCAGTTGAAAACTGATCAAGCGTTTGTGTAAGAACTTCAGTCGTGAGCCATCCTGTTTGCAGTGATTCCCGAAATGAGCCTTTTGCTTCGATCGCCGCTTTTGCACCTGTTTGTAAATGTTCTGATGTTCTTGTTAACGCATCCTGAAATACCTGACCACCCATACCAGCATTAACAACTGAGTTCCAGTCCATAAGTTTTACAGTACCAGATGCAAGTGCTTGGGAAAGCTGGTACATTGCCGTTGATGCTTGCTGTGACGTCGAGCCAGATATAGCAGCCAAGTTAGCAATACCTTTGATGGCAGATACGGACGTATCAAGTTTAACGCCAGCAGCTGTGAACGTACCAATATTACGAGTCATCTCTGTAAAATTGTATATTGTTTTATCAGCATAAGCGTTTAATTCATCTAATGCTTTATTTACAATTTTTACGTTAGTGCCTTCTTTTTGAGTATTTGCCAGGATTGTCTGAACCGCATTCATCTGTGTTTCATACTCTTTCAAGCCATCCTTAACAGGATTTATAGTAAGAGCTGAAATCATTTTCTTACTCATACTCATCGCTTGATTTGTAATATTTGATAACGCCGTAACACCTATTACCTGAAGTGCTGAGAATTTAGCATTTACTTGGTCGATAGCTCCGCTTAATCCAGTAATATTGATTTTGTTTAAGTTTATTGAATCTTTGACTTTCTCGAGACCTTCGCCAGCTTTTTCGAAATTTAACGCTTTTTTCAGTTTATCTATGGTAGACATGGAAGTTTTAACGTTGTCTTCAAACTGCCTGTTGTCGAATTGCATCGTAACAACTCTTTCGTCAACCTGCTTACTCATAATCTAGTAACCTCCTTCCAAGCATCGTCGGCAATCTTATCAAAAAGAGGCTGAACCGCAGGATTGATATAATCTCTTCCTTCGACCCAGCCTCCAGTTCCAGTACCATGCCCGTACTGTAATATGATTGCAATCGGAACACCGTCATTAATGTTCGAATTAAGAAAATTAATCGACGATTTTCCATTTTCATGTTCAATTGTGTAGTACCAAGAATCTGCAGTTTTTCCAGATTCCTTTGGTGTGGCAGATGCAAGTGCTTCGACACCAGCTCGTCCATACTTATCGAGATCTCCTATTTTGACAGTTTCTTTAATTTTTTCAAAGAAACTATTCAGTTTGGAGAAATCGCCCTTCTGCTTAAATGTGATCACCTGCATCACCCTTTCATTATCTAATTTTTAATTTCTGACCCGGATAAATTTTGTTTGGATCCGGAATACCATTCAGCTTCTGTAATGCCTGATATGTTGTTTTGTACTTCGCAGCAATGTCAGAGAGCGTGTCTCCACTCTTAACTACGTAAATAGCTGCCGAACTAGCCTTGGCTGTATTCTCGGCATTGATCTTATTCTGAACAGCATCGTACTTATTGAATGCTCCGAGAATAATCTTACGAGTTTCGCCATTACCATAATCACCAGCCTTTGTTTCTGCTACCAGCTGATCAATCGAAGCATTTGCTACATAATCAATAAATTTCTGAACCTCGTCATATCGAGTTCCCAGCTTCTGCTTACGCTCATCGCCTACGCCATACTTATTCTGCAATGTTGCTACCACAAGCTCGATGGTTGTACCTGTTGGAGACACGGCCGGAACTGGCGCTGGAGCTGGAGCTGGTTTAGTAACTGATACTCGTGCATTCCATTCTTCTGCTGTGCCATAAAACTTATTCAGATCCAAATCTCCTGAATAACCGGTAAGACGTCCTGTCATTGCGTACTGTCTGATAAGGCACGGATACACGCCATCATTCCACGGCTTCTCCTGATATCCGGTAGGTTTGTTATTTGCATACTGTGCGATCCAGAATTCATATCCAAGTCCGTCCAACATAGACATGAAACTCTTAGATACATAGATAACTGGCTTAATGCCAGTCTGGGTATACACATAATCGCACCAGTTCTTAACCCATTCGCGGTCCGTTTTACCAAACTGCGAATTGTTCTGACTCTCCCAGTCAAGAACAAGCAGCGCTTTTCCAACATACTTCTTTATCTTCTCTAAGAAGAAATCCGCCTCCTGCTTGTAATCTCCGCCATTTGCATAGTGATACATTCCCAGACATTTACCTAGTCGAAGTACATCATCGCAATGACTGTCACATACGCCATTGATATACTTCGTTCCTTCGGTTGCTTTTACAATTACAAAGTCGAATGGGACATTATTTAAATTAATCCCTCTCTGCCATGCACTAATATCGATTCCGTTCATTGACATATCTATACCTCCGTTTTACTTAAACTTCTTTCTTCTACTTGCATTTAGAGCTGAATAATGATTAAGAACCTCATTCTTACTCATCTTCTTTGGTGGTTGATTCTTAACATTACAAACTCTAATTAATGTGATGAGACTATTCAGATGCCATCTCTCAAACTCCACGGGAATGTTTAGGGATATCATCCAATAATAAATAATCTCACTGGTTATTATCTCTCTATTGAACTTACGATTTTCTCTGTCAGAAAACGTAGTAGCAGTCATCGAATCATTAATATAATTCCAGATTGTCTCTATGTTTTCATTCGTAAGACCACGAAAAATATCATCACCAACATCCGGAGTAAGTGTCATACATCTAAAATAATCCAGCACTTCTTCTGTTGTTTTTTCTTTATCAGAGAAAAATGGTTTTTTCCATTTCTTTTCCCATTCATGAAGAGAAAGAAGAGAATGCTCCATTTGAATAGTCGTACTCGTCGTGGTCACAAACTCATTCTTTTCTTCATCAAACCACTCTCTCCCGGGTATCATAATCGAAAGCATTCTCATTCATCTCAATTTTGACGTATTAATTAGCAGCCTTCGGTAACGCCGCCTTGTTTGCTTCTTTGATCAAATCAGCCGGAAGAATACCATTGATAAACGCTGCGCCAGCGTCTGCATCTGTTGCAAGCTCCATGAAAATCTCGGAATATGCCGGTGTCTGCTCGAACGCGATTGCTAATGGACGTCCATTGTCGTCAATCTTAATAAACCGCTTTCCGTCTGCTGACTTCTCGCCGTACGCCTTAAGTAACAACTCCTTGAAGATCTTCATGATGTCAGGTGAATCCTTTGCGTCGATGATTGCCTGCACCTTTTCGGCATAACCGCCAGTGGTACCAACTTCCATCTCCAATAATTCTGCTTTACTCAGATTGAAGTAATAATCCTCCGTTCTTTCTGTGCCATTAAAATCTGTATATGTTATTGTCTTCTTTAACATAGGTCTCCTCCTTTTTATAAAAAAGAGACCCCACTATTATCGTGAGGTCCCATGGTTAATATTCTACTCCTGTCCCATGATTTCCATGATCTCATCAGGGAGTGGTAATCTCGGTTCTGTCGCCTCGTCGTAATACTTGTTCTCTTCCCAAGTCGGTGCAGATTCACCAGTAACTGCTTCGAACTTATCTCCAGACTTTGTATAATACTTCTTGTAATCTGTTGACCAGTTCTTAGGCTCAGTCTTGGTAAGCTCATTATCCTTTCCGTACAGAATATTCTCAAGAATAGCCAGCTTAGCAGGATCTGCTGTTGTGCTATTAATCACTACTGTAGATGTTGGCTTATGACCGGCAACATTTACTGCTGTCGAACTAGCTGACCAAGACAACGTCTCTGCCTCTGGGCTATCATTAATGGATGCATGTGACCGCTCAGATGGAGAAGCCAAGCTGTTATACACAATATGCAGCTTGTATCCGAAATCGGAGCCTTCAATATCATTTCCGATACGTGACTTGTATGCGAATCCAAACTTCTTACGAGACTGCTGGCCAATCGTAACACCCTTAGCAATACTTGTTGTTCCATCACAAGCATCAAACTCAACAGGTGAAGCATATGCTTCGATTGTGTACTTGTACTTCTCTACTGAGATAAGATCCAAGTATGCTACATCGTCTGCATACAACGTTGTGACTTCTCCACCTTCCGGACTCTCACTTACGTTCGTAAGTCCATTCCAAGACACACCTTTTTCATAAGTTCCGCTATTGTCCTGTACAAACAACGCTCCATTTTCCACACCAGTTTCAAATAAACGCTCTCCGGTTTCATCCCATTTAATCTTAGACATATATCCGTCCTCCTTTTTATAATTTTAGGTAATAAAAAAGAGCCCATATTATGAGCTCTTAATTACCAATACAAAGTGAATACATAATGATTCAAATTATTAGATACATATGGTCTGTCAAAAGAACAGTATGGAAGTTCCAACAATTTGTTTATTACTTCCGGATCTGATTGCTTTGATATCACTGTAACACTATAACTTCTATTTCTTATGTATGAACTATTGTTTGCGTTTCTATCCTCTATATTATTAAGAGAATATATTATTGCTGGATAGCTCATCTTAATATTTTCAGGGGCTTTATAATATACGTTTCTGCTCCCAAGGATTTCCTCCAGTTTAGCCTGTAAATCAACCCTACTCGCCATTATACACACCCCCTAATGTGAGCAGTAATCTTGGGTATTGTGGCTCGATATCTGTAACCTTCCACTTTATACCCAAGAATTCCGCATACACAATTTCAGAGCAATTCTCATTGGCAAACGAATCAGCAACAATGCTGATAATGTTGGAAATATTGACATCGTCATTTATTCCACCGGAATTCTGGCGTTTCCATCGATTGCCCATAATATCTCCGAAATATGATTTCTCGATAATCTCGGAATCCCATTCACCAGGATTATTTTCAGTTGTATGTGCAAAACCGACATTTCCATACCATTTACCCATTTTGAATTTTCCTCCTTAACTACTCAGACTTAACAGTCGCAATCTCCGGATTTGTAGAGCCAGCCTTAACATATGACACAGTTGCCACTTTAGAAGCAACCTTAACGCTGATTGGCTTGTACTCTACTCCAGCATCGATGACGATCATCCCTTTAACAAATGTGTCATACAACTCATCTGCTGAGATCTTTGTCTTGTAATCTGAATCAGAATAAGCATAAGCGTCGCTAGGCTTTGCATATACCTTTCTTGCTACTACATGTAAGTCACTAGAATTTTCCATGATCTTTTCCATAATCCATGTTCCTCCTTATATAATTACGCAACTACGAAACCTTCTCTTCGAGAGCGATTGCAGAGTAAACCTTTGTAAGTGCTCCAGAAAGTCTTGTCTCCAGCATGTACTTGTACTGGTTGAAGTCGATATCGAAATCTGAGAATCTTGTAACTTCGCCGCCCTTAGTAGCGCCAAACTGATAATCAGCCATGTTGACAAACAAACCAAGAAGCTTTCTCTTACCATCATCTGCTGTTCTCTCAAGTCCCTCGAACTGCTCAACAGTATGAATTTCATTTACATTGAGCGCCTTGGCAAGATCTGCCTTGGAATCATAGATACGACGACCATTAAGGTCACGAGCAAGAAGCATTACATTAAGAAGATGTGGTGTGCAGTACAAATCTGGTGTTCCAGAACCCTTGAACTTCTCACGAGAATACAAAGCTGACTCAATCATAGCCTCTGCTTTGATATAGTTCTCACTGAAGTTAGCTCCTGTATTTGTGCCCTGAAGCTTTGTCTTTGCGGTTTCGAAATCCACAACCTGATGGATTGTATAAAGCTCATCGTCATGCCATACTGAACGAATATGATCTTCGTGGATCTTATCCGGATCACCATCATCACGACCATCACCAACAAGAGCGGCCATAGCCATTTCCTCATCAAGTACATGACGCATCATGTTCCACTGATAAGCTACAACATCAAAGTCTGTAATGTCGACAATATCGTCTCGATGCATTGTATCCTTGATGTAGATTGTCTGTGGGTCTGTTGTACGACTAAGCAGCTTGATCTGCTCTGACTCATGCTTGTAATTTCCCTTCTTCTGATAACCGCTAGCTCTAAGCTCTGCAATACGAGCGTCCGCCTGTCTTGTACGAATACGGCTGATTGGGCTCTTATGAATCTTAGAAATTACAGATCCAATCCAGCTCTGATCTCTCTCAAGTGTTTCAGGTTCACCCTTCTTGAGAAGCTCATACTCTGGGAAAAGCTCCTCAACACTGTCATCAAAGATACCGTGTGACAAAGTATCCTTATTCTCTTCTGCGTAAATCGCCATAGCCTGCTGAAGGCTACCGACACCGCTCTGCTTTGCGAGTGCGACGATCGCCATCTCATCTGAATGGCTAAGTACATTCTGCTGAGCAGTTTCATTATTCTTGTCAAATAAATTATGTTTCATAGAGTTATCTCCTCCTTCACTATCATCGTCGTCATCGTCACCCTCTGTCATAGCAAGTAATCCGTAAAGGACATCCTGCTGTTCTTTATTCATCGTGTCGATCACATCCTGAATTGTTCTCTCTTTGTTTTCTTCTGGCTTTTCGGCCACATCCTTTTTCTTCTCTTCTGGCTTATTGTTGCCGTCCATTTTTGAATCTCCTTTCTCTCCATCAGCAGAGTGATGAAGCATAATATTTTCGTCCCAAGAGGCATACAAACTATCCTCTTCCTCAGTGCTGTGCGCCATTACGAAATCTACGTATGCTCCGGGATTAGCACCTGCTAATACAAGACTGAGTTCACGAATATTTCCGTGAATCACATCTCCTCCAATCTGTTTCAGTTCATTTGCCCAAATGGACAAAGATCGAACATCACCATTCTGTACAAGATCCTTTGCTTTCTGTCCCTGCGGGCTGTCGTTGAACACTCCATATGCATAGACACCCTCTGGTCGATTTTCCAAAACAGCATGTCCAAGCACGGCATTCACGTCATCATGTTTGTGGTTCCAAACAAGAGGAACCTGACACCCATCATTCTGTGCAAAGGCGTCTTTTCGAATGGTTCTACCGTCACCGCATAACAAATCGTTTCGGGTAGCCCATCCACTAAAGTCGCAATTAATACCCATTTTGACCTTCGCTCCTTTCTTCATTTTCTGTATCACCCACCACCAACTCTTCTCCCTGGTTTGGTTGGCTGATATTACTGTTTATAAGCTGATCAGCCTTCGGATCATCCGACGGTTTCATTCCGATAATCTGTCTGATTTCATTTGAAGTCATAATTTCATTTCTTGTGAACTTGTCTGCTATTTCAGCGATGTTATCAACCGGAACCAGTTTGAATGGGTCTGTGAAATAAGAAATAGACTGTCCTTTTGTTCGGGCAGTCTTCGTAAGAAACTTTCGTTTCACTTCATCAACAACCGCGGCCACCAAAGGCTCGATTGTTCTGTTATTGTAATTAAGCATCGTCTTTTCATCAGCGGTGCCATCCATAACACTCTGAGTAACCCCCAACTGGCTATAGAACAGGTTGGTAAGATACTCAATCTGTTTCATAAGATTGTTCTCAACCGATCGATTAAGCTGGGTAATTTTCTCAGTACCATCAGTCCAGGCAATTCCATACTTACCATTCATCAATTGATCTTCGATGTCTTTCCTTCGCTCTTCAGCCTGCTGGCGACGAAGTTCACCTTTTACCGCATATGGGAGCTGAATAATTAAATCCAATTTTCCAGAAGCAGACTGTTCATCGGTAGCATCCAACAAACTAAGCTTCTTCTTCAGACGTTGCATGGTCGAGTTAGGTTCATTCATAACTGAATATGCCGGATTCTCGATAATAGCCACTTGACTCTTCGGCATCACCAATTCCTCTTTTTCGCCAGTTCGATCGTTGTAGGCAAGAACTCGAACATGTCGAGGATACCAGTCGAGAATCCTACATACACGCATCGAGTTAATATCGTAGGAATTCGTATCGTCTGGATTATCTGTCGTGTCTATTGGAACGAGAGCAATACAACCCTCGTCTAGTAACGACAGATATATATCCAGTTTGAATGCTCTGCCCGTCTGATCAATATTTGCTGACAAGTTGAAACAATCGTTGAGTGGAGAATCAACGTCTTCCAAATAACGTCCATTCTTGTCTAACCGACAATGCTTAATATCTATGGCTGCTGCATCCATCGCAATACGTGTTAATACAGCATTGACTATAGATTTTTCGTTACCTCTGGATAGTCTTGGTCTACTCGGAGATAAAGAATAACCGGGTCCGACAGATTTATAGCCACCTGTAGGATCCCGGTTAGTAAACGCATTCCAGGCTCTTTTAAGCCTAGATCCAATATTCAATTCCATTTTGACCTCCTTTATTTATATGTTATTGTGAATTTACGAAAAACTGTTCATATATGCCCGCACTTCTTCGATCTTATCTTTTGGAAGCGAGTTTACTTTTCTATTCATTTTTTCCATATAAGCGTTATTAGAAGCCAATTTCTTCCGCATTTTTTGTGCTTTCATGATAAACTTATCTGATTTTATGGAATACTTTAACGCCCGTGCACCGTAACCCTTTGTCTTGGAAATTCTATCAGCTTTTATCTTCTTTTTAGCGGATTTAAAACTTAAATTAGCTGCTTTTCGTTCGAGCATACTTCGCTTATACCCGTCATCGAGTTTCAAAGCTTTTTTATTAAGAACTGAAGATTTTTTAGCATATTTTGCAGAACGTATTGCATTTCTGTTTGATCGTGCCAGATCTTTCTTTGCGTGTATTTTTTCTGATTTTTTTGTTGCTACAGCAGACTTTTTATCATAATTAAAAGCTCTCTTCTGTAAACGATCATTTTGGCTTACTCGATGGTATGCTTTTCTAACACCCCATTTCATACCAAGAACACCATGATGATATAATTCATTCTCGTACATTGTGTTTCCTCCTTTATTCAAATGCTTCTCGATTCAGTTTGAATGCGACAAAGGCATCCATCATAGCCGCTACAGCATCGATCTTCGCATCATGTCGTTTCTTCAGAAGCTTACGGTTTCCATTCGTATCCTCCATGACAATACAGTTTCCCATCGCAAAGGTCATAAGCTTCTCATCGAACAGTAGCATTCTCTCTTCTGATAACTTCTTTAATTCACCTAATGGGACTGACTCGGTCTTTGTTCCCTGTATTACTTTCTCAATGCCAAATGGACCATTTTCTCTTGCCCATCTTTCCACAAATTCTTTAGCATTGTATGGATCATATCCAAAACACCGAACATCGTAGCCAATAGACAGGATGTATTCGTCCAAATCGTCGAATACCTGCATCATATCGAGAATGTTTCCATCCATGACAATAAGACTTCCTTCATTCATAAATTCTTCATATTTAATTCTCATAGCCGAAGGCAGCTTATTTAAAGTAAGCTCGGTTATGTAGTTTCTTGTTTTTACGCCGAATTCTCCATTAGATAATGGAAATAGAAATGCGAAAGAACAGAAATCATCGCCCTGAGAAAGATCTGCTCCCATTGAACATGGCATTTGCCAATACTCTTTCTTTCTATGCGGAAGAGTTTCTTCATATGTGAAGTAATATGTATAACCCTCCATGGGTATACCGAATCTCTTTGCCAAAATATCATTCCGAACTGCCGGATTCTTTTCGGCTCTCTCGACATCCAGCTGATACGTTTCATAACTTACAGTTTTTCCAAGGTTTGGATTTGCTTTTATCCATAAATCCGGATCTGATACTTCATCGACAGAATCAAGAGCATACCACCATATCGATGTATGCGGAGCATTGTACTCGCCTTTTAATATACTCATCAATTCCATTTTGATTGTATCTCCTGAACCATTACGGACAGTTCCTTCGGAGGAAATCGCTACAATAAGGTAGTCGTCATTCATTCCTCCGCCCTGTTCCTTAGCGGCACCCTGCTCCAACGCACCAATTACATCTTCCCGGACATCTCCTGATAACCATTCATCCACAGTAGCTATCTTTACACGTAAACCCTGAAGCTTGTCAATCGACATTGGTCTTACTTCCAATAATGATCCGGTCAAGAAATTCTGAATCCCCTTCTTCGTGCTGGCAAGCTTTACTCGGTCAGCTTTTGAACCAGTCGTATTCTGCAATGACCCATAAGTAAGAAATTGATATAGCGGCCCTCTCGCTCTGGTTATGGCTGTCTTGATCGGTGACATAACCTCTTCCGCTTGTGGCATTGTTGGAGCTGTTGTGACCTGATGTGTTGTGGATGTATCGACATTCAAGAAATAGTTTTGAATGCAGGAAGCATACATAGATTTTGCTGCACCTCTTGCAACTATTAAATACTGCTTATTTATAAGCCGCTTCTTAATTCGTTTTCTCGCATAGTGCCCCCCGTGTCCATCTTTTGATGGCACATATACACTTCTCTCTACAAAATAATACCATCCAAAAATCTGCTCAGCCCACAGTTTAAATGAATCCAATAAATGTAGATCATCGCCATTTGTTAGAACCAATTCTTTTTCACAATAAGCAATAAACCCATCTATTGCCTTATCATCGTAGTAGACGCCAGGATTCTGTATCAACGCGTCTATTCGATTCATTTCCATCTCGATTTTTTCATTTACCGGGATTTCGCCTCGAAGTACGGCATCTCGAAACTCGCCGTAGTATCGTGGGGTGGCGGTGTTCGATAATGCCATATAAAATCACTCCTATTTCTTATTTTTCAAGTCGTTATACAACTTTGTGAAGTTTTCAATATTATATCTATTTCTAGCATCCAACATTTCCTGCTGTAATTTTTCTGACTCTTTTTTCTTAGTATTCGGATCTCCTAAATCAAGTTTTGATCGTAATTTCTTTTCGATATACTCGCTTGCTATTTTTGTTGCAGGACCTTTCAATGTCGAAACCGCTAACGACTTCATCCCATCTGCAAATTTTTTACCTTTTGAAACTTTCTGCGGAGTAAGTGATTTAAGAGTATTCTCCAATCTAATTCTATCGATCTTATCTGCGATCTCTTTGTTTGACATTTCTGCTAATGTTTTGGGTTTTCCAGAACTTGCTGGCTGTGATGGTGGAACAAACTTTGTCAACTTCTTTCCGCCAGTAACAGCTGAATACTTCTCTCGCATCTTCAAAGACTTCTTACGACCGGCATATGTATAGTCGCCATTCTTCTTTCGATACTTTTGATTCTCCGTAAAATTTGTATATTTATTCTGGATTTTCAATGCTCGTTTCTTTCCAGCATACGTAAGACTTCCATCAGCATTCTGGTATCTACGGACACCCCATTTCATACCAAGAACACCATGATGGCATAATACATATTCGTACATCATGATTCCTCCTCTCGAGAATTTTTACTTTCGACCATCACAAGTATTCGCCATTCAAGCTCACTAACAACACGATTAATTGACTCTGTGATGGCTGAGCTTGATGGAGGGTCAAACATCAATCGAACTTTATAGCCCATATAAGATTTCACAGCTTCTAACTGACTATCATCTTTCAAATAGTCGTCCCACATCGTAGTTTTATCCAGAATCTTAAAACCAGAAGCAGGTCCGACACCAAGTTGATTGAGAATCATAAAAACTGTGTTGATATGCATAATGATATCCGCATCAAAGTGTTCATGCTCTTCTGGTATTCCAAGAATCTTCTTGATTGATGTAAGAATGCTGTCGTTCGCATTTGTGACTTCGCTCATTTGCATACCTCCTCTCAAATAAAAAAGAAGCCTATCGTCAGGCTTCTCACTTTAATGTCTCCATGGACATGTATCATTCTTAGTTCTTGTAATTGGCGACGTGCTTAATAACAATTCTTTATCGCCATAATGTATTGCATCATGTGTACGCTTTGTAACTGTTATCAGATACTCGGGATTCAAAATATAATCTTGCCTTTTTAGCACATCATCCTTAGTAATCGGATTCATATGATGTATTAGAATTTTATCAAATATCTCTCGACCATCAATTGCTAAATCGCATCCGTTATCTCTTGCTATAACAAAATCTCTCACTGATCGCCATTCTTTTGATCGATAAAAAACTTGATTCAGATATCTATCAAAACCAAAAGTGTCTTCACCGACTCGACCATTCAATTTCAGATAGTCATATCTTTCTTCGAATGTTGGAAATTTTATAAGTTCTGAATATCTTTTAACATTCATCTTCTACATCATCCTCCATAGTTCCATTGCCACTATACTCCTTCATTGCCGCGATAGCATCCTTAAACATCTCCTCATTATTCTTCTGAGCCCGTACCATTTCTGCTTTTGCGTGGATGAGATCATTCTCAGCTTTAAGTTTCTCTATCTCGAGTTTATTCTTTACAGAACCAAGCTTCAAAAAATGAGTTGTTTCCTGTGATGATGCCGTTCCATCAATCAACCGCTGCTCGACCAAATCCATAGCCAAAGCAATAGCTCTGTTTTCTCTTGCCTCTGGTGTTAAAGCTGGTCTGAGGCTCTTTTTTGTGTCTTTGGTTGAGGTTTGCTTCACTTTTGCCATGTTTCTGATCTCCTTTCTTATAGTTTCCATACTGTTTCATAACACTTATAAAGACTTATGATATGGCGGAGGGATGCACAAAACAGAAAGGAGAAATTAACAAACTCTCAATAGGTGGCAGGTCCATTGAGATGTGCATTAGACCATATCATAAGCCCTTACAAGTATCATGAAACTCAAATATAAAAAATCCCTCCGGGGAATTTTCAAAGAGGGCGGCGATGCAGGGAGGGGGTGCGTTTTTTCAGACCCCCCTCTATGCTTTTTCCACCACATATCTAGCCCAAAACGAGCTCTTTTGTAACTTTTGTGTAAATTCCTAAAGGATTTTCTGCAATAATTTCATCAATTGCTCGATTTATTTCTTTATCGCACTCAACTTCAGACATATCATCTGAAATTTTGGCAATTCGCATCAAATAACCACACGTATCTCTTCCTTTTTGAGCATCAAACAATTGCCATTGCGTGAACTGCTCGAATGGATCGAATGGATTATCTGTTGTTGTCAATAAAGATTGATAATTCATTTAATTCACGCTCCTTTCAAATACTTTGAAACTGTTGATGTTGAGACACCTAAAGCATCTGCGATCTGTTTTAATGTGAAGTTCGAAGAAGACATTGCTTTTGCACGATTGATTTGAGATTCGGTCATAGCTTTTGTCTGTCTTGGTGTGGCACGTTGTCTCAATTCATCAATGTCTGCATTATTAAGAATCTTCTTTAATTTACTTTCACTGATTGCTCCAGCTTGAATAGCTTTCCATTCATTGTCTGTAATCTGTATGTTTCGAGCTCTTCTCGAGACAGAGCCAACTTCTTGTCGAAACTTTGTTAATGCTTGCTGACTCGCTTTCTTAACATCAGCAGACTTCCAATCAGGATTGTCCAATTGTTTCTTTTGTACTTCAGCATTAGCCATTCGTTGCGCGGCACGCTCTCTAGGAGCATTTAATAATGCATTATTAAGTTTCTCATCCAACGACTTAACCTCTGCTTTATACATTGTGTTGGCATTTCGGTTATATGCCACCTTACTTGTATTAGCTAGTTCAACACGTGCCTGATTCGCTAATGCTTTCATATCATTGGCATAATCGGCATATAGAAGTTCCATAGGGTGTCTAGCCTTTGATACTAGAGTGTATGCATCATCAGTATCAGCCATATTGGTACTCTTCTGTGTATGAACCTTGGTTCGATACTCTATGCTTCCATCTTTATTAGTGAATGTGACTTTTCCGGTAGCAGGGTCTCTCCTCTCTACTGGGGCATACCTATCTACCGCATCCTTATCGGCATAGGAGTAGGTTACTTTTTTACCATCCACGGTACGTAACTCCACGATACCTTTTTCTTGCTTACGATCTGGGTAGTATAGGTTATCTGCATCTTTATAGATAAGTGCACCTTCAGGTCTGCTTGGGTCATACCATTCTTTACCCTTAAGATTAATCTTGGGCGTACCTTGGCGTTTGTTTATTGTAGATTCGCCCTTACTTCTTGAAATGATAGTAGCGGCACCACCATAGCCAGTAATGTTTCCATCCTTATCTGTCTTAACCTGATATTCTTTCCTCAATGCTTTAATGTTGTTATCAATCTCACTTTGCTTGTAGTCCAACTTATGTTTTCCAGCATCAATAACTACCATAGAATGTCTTACTGCTCTAGCCATTTCTTCTGGTGGTGCTCCTGCTAAGGTCATATCACTGATAAGGTTTGAAATTCTCCCCATTTCATTCTGAGTATTGTCTTTACCAGTCTTTGGGTCTTTCATATATTTCATACCAGGACGTTCTGGGTATGACATTTTTGGATCAAATCCCTCAAGACCTTTTAATGGAGGCGTTGAGGCGATCTTAACCCTTCCTGCTTTGTCGTGTGTTGGGATACACATAACAGTATCACCATCAAAATCGGCTCCTGATAAACGCTCAGCAACCGTGTGATTAATACCGACTGCATCAATAGATTCGGTTCCGATTATTCTTCTACCTTCTGGATTTTTATCAGTAACAGTAAGTATTGGAATTTCAAATGTTCCACCATGCGGATAACGAATCAATGCTAACTTAGTTCCTGGCGTATATCCAGGAGCATACACTTCGTTCTCCTTTAAAGAATTGATAGGAAGTATTACATGGTATTTCTGCCCCGGTAACGCTGCTGCTTTCAAATGAACTGATGCTGAATCACAACTATCAGCAAATTTTTCTAAGAAATGTTTTTTAATCACAGGGTTCGTGATAGATTTAATCTCTTCAAACTCATCTCTTCTGTCTGCCTTGGCTAAATCCAGCTGTTTACCCGCCATTCTCAATGACTGCTTTGCTAAAAACTGAGATGGTAACGTGTCTTTCCATTCAGTCCAATCACCCTCATCGGATCTTTTATTGATTAATCCAAGTTTCTTTTTACCAGTCTTTGGATCATCATACCAATACTGACCTCCTTGATCAGCATCTTTGATGAGTGAACCAAAAGGATTGTCTGGATCATTCTTGATGTCTTTCAACACATCCATCTTTGCTACTGACTTAGATTTGTTTGTATTGAAGATAGCGTCAACACCATCGGGAAAATCTTTTGGATCTCCATAAACAGCCATACCCTTTATGTATTTCTTACCGTCAACCATAATACGAACCTGAGAATAACGAGATTCGCCAAGCGATAAGTCAGCAACACCAGGACGAAGCTCTACTACTCCATCCTTGTCGATTCCCCCATCTTCTTTGTAACGGATAGCCAATCGCCTTGAATCCATGCTCTCTGGATAATGGAACTTCTTTTCAAAAGTATCACCGCCATCTCTCGAAATGTAATCTTTCAAGGACTGTACTCTATTGAAATCATATATTTCTTTATGCTCAATTCCAGGCTTACATAATACTCTCTGATTTGTCTGCTGCCCTGGGTTGGTTGCCTGTGGTATTCCACCTTTGTAAACGTTATATCCATCTCTCTGCAACAGATAGAGAGCTTGATCTAATTTCTCCTTTGAAATATTCAGCTCTCGCTCTACACCTGTACCAACCTCAACCATTTCTTTCTTATCCACTTGTTCTTTCAAATATTTTGCAGTGTTTCTCGCCTGCTCCATACGCTGTTCAGAATGTGGATTAAGTAATGATCTGACTGTCGATTCATTGATACCCATCTTACGTCCAATCTCTGTTGCTCCAAGACCATCATCTCTGAGTGACTTTGCTCTTGCTACGTCATACATTCTTCGTTCATCTTTAGCCAGAGCTTTCTCTGTACGATACTGTGTTGTCGTCAATCCGAATGTCTCTTTAATATTCTCCGGAGTTTCTGTCCAGCCAGTTGCTTTTAATTCTTCAACTCGACTAAGGAAGTCTCTCTCATGCTGATATGGATCTCCACCAGAACCCCATGGATATCTGCCCGATCTTCTAGGCATTCCATAATGCTCAAGGAATTCAGTCGTTGTCATCGAGCCACATCCATGATATGATTCAATTTCTTCTGCAATAGGATTCAATATCTACACCTCCCTATCATCAAAGTTTTCCAATGCTTTGTTAAGAGACATGATCTTATCCATAATCGGTAAAATATCTTCAGCAGTTGGCTCATGAACAATTACTTCATTGTCCTTATATAATCGCAACTCCATCTGTATATCTCCTGGTTTGATTTTGTACTCCAAACAAAAAAGAGCAGCGTATACTTCAAGCTGCTCCATATGACCGGACTTTCCAGTCTTAAGATCATGTATTCTTAATTTATTATTCCTAAATGATATAGCATCAGCTGTACCAAAGAAATATGGCGAATAATATAACACCACTTCGGTACTCATCTTAAAACCAATAGCATCATTGACATACGCATACAAGGTTTTATTTGATCTGGGCTGCTTGATTCCTAAGTCAATAGTTCTCTTAGCCCAATCATGAAGCTTTGTTCCTCTTTCTTTTGCCCGCATATTATCATATACGGTTAGTGCTTTTTCAGTGTCATATCTAAGCCATGCCGACTGGCTTGCGCTGAATGGAGCATGAAGCCCCTCAAGATTTGAATGTTTCACGAAGTTCATTTAATACGTCCTCCTCATTTTCTGGAAATATAAATCTGGAAAATGACATCTCATTCATTTTCTCAACATAGTAATCTTGATTCGGTCTATGAGAAGCTTTCGCCTCTTTCTTGACTTCTAAGGCAGCCCATTTATCTTTATATAAGACAAGTAAATCTGGAATGCCTTGGATATCACTCGAATCAAGTTTGGTTACTATACATCCGGGGAACATCGTTTTAAGTTTCTTTTTTAATCCTGCCTGAAACTTATTCTCTTTCACTTTAACCCCTCCTTAAATATAAATGACCCCGGGCCCGAAGGACACCGGAGTACGTTCCAAAGTCAAAGGTAAGAGGAAATGTTGTGAAATACAGAATATCACACTTTCCTCTCATAAAAGGGCATGATATTTCCGCGGGGTATGTTTTATTCGCACTGAATCATTTTACATATTCAAAGTGGTAACCCATGTGCGTTGCTCTTCTATTGTGACCTCTCAATATTTCACAAATACTTCCAGCGCTACCACCAATTGCATCTGCACATTCAGATATGGAATTAAATGTTTCTCCGGTTTCGACTATCCGAACAGCTCGTCCTTTTCTCCCACGATATTCTTTTCTCGAAATATCATAATTTGCTCGGGGATCTTCTACACGAATAATGTGATAACCTTTACAAGTACATAATCCATTATTTCCTCTTGTGACTTTTCCAAGCCAAGTAACATCAACGCCCAATCTGAATGCGCATGCTCGAATAGAATTGAACTCTTCACCAGTTTCTACAATCCTCACTCGCACTCCATCTCGTTTTGTTTTATAATTCATAATTTTTGTTCTCCTTTCATTGCAAAAAGAAAAGCGTCAGTAAAAACCAACGCCTCTCTTAAATATTAATTTACTGTTTGTTATCATCAGTATTTTTCTTAATAACATCGCTTACATATTTCTGCTCCTTACATCTACAGATTCTATCCACTATTGGATAAATACTAAGCGGATAAATACAAATAAGTAATGTAACGCACTTTACAGCAAACTCAAGTGATATCATTTACTCGTCTCCTTTCTACTTGATATAATCATATGTTGGAATCAGATCGTCCACATCACAACTGAGCGACAAAGATAAATTAATAACTGCTCGTAATGTCGGCATAGACTTTTTCTGTAAAAATCTTGTAATGGCTGATTCAGACAATTCCGCTTCCTTTGCCAACGATCTTTGTGTGTAATTACGCTCAATCATAAGATCTCTTAAATTATCACTAAAAATGTCAATAAATTCAGTTTCACTCATGGTTTGTTTTCACCTCCTAAAAACTTGCACACATGCAAGCGCTTATTTTCTTATATAATATATATTTTTTAATATCGATTAAGGGTGCTTGCATACGTGCAAGTAATGCCCAAAAATGGCTTAAATACGTGGTTTTTTGAAGCCCAAAATTGCACGCATGCAAGTCGTCCAAAAAATTCATAAAAATCACTCTAAAAAAACTTTCGTCCATGCAAGTATTTTCGTGCATGCAACTTCTGTGCGTGCAAGTTTTTCATCCATGCAAGCTATTTTGCTCCAAAATAACCACTCAAGATCCCTGCATAATCATCCCTCATCTCAATATATTTCCGGCTGGCTTGACACCCTTCTTTTAATATTTCATGCTGTTGCTTTACTGAAAATCCGAATGTCATATCTACCTTAGTCCCTCTCCATTCTTCTCTGCCGTCTGAACAAGAATAAACCCGAACTCGACATTTCTTATTCCCGATAACTGATTGGTGCCATATCAAACGATTCATCGTTATACCAGCAGCCCTAAGTCGGTTGACCAATTCACAAAACAAATGCCCGGCATCTTTATTGTCCTTACACAAGACCGCAATAGTAGTCATATCAATCACCTCTTACTTCTTTACTGTGTCTCCAACTTTTTAGCTTGTTCTTCAAGAATCTGATTATGTATGATGTTACATTTATTCATATCCGAGCAATGAACTCGAGTTTCAACAGCCCTACTATCATAATAATCAACAAGCTTTTCTGCGACTGGCTCAAAATATGGACAATTCTGACAATAGCTCTCAACAAATAGATTTATCATACTGGCTTCACACCCCCTCCAAAATCATCAAATATTCCAAAGGTACTTCTCAAACTACTCGACTTAAATACATTCTTCTTAGCATTGTCATACATAACAATCACCCTGCTAAAAATATCAACACGAACAGTCTTGCCATCCTTATCAATTTTTGCCGGAACTGTAAACGTTGACTGCCGAATGTCATAAACAACTTTATCTTTGATAAATTCATTTATCTGGTTCTCCAGATCAATACTCTTACGAGAATCAAAAACTTTTACCTTCATATTCAATCACCTCATTCATCTTCATACATAAACACCAGTTATATAATTTGTCTTCTACCCTACGCTTTGATAAAGCCCGGGCAAAAAATAAAACCGTAGGATGTCTACGGTTTATCAATACAATATGCCAAAATATTCCACGTTTTATGGAGAATGCCGAATAGTTACTAGAATTCATTAAACGCCACCACCTTATTCTTATCTTCATATTTACTGAAATTATTACAATCACAGCCGCAGATTTCAAAAAATCCAGGATCCGGATGATAATGCTTACAATTGAAACATTTTGGTCGTGCTTTCATTTCTTCAATAGCATTAGTAATAGTTCTTAATATTTCATATTCCGACCATTCCCAGTTGACGTCACAAGAACAGTGTTCCTTAGTTTCGCAATCATCAATTTGTACATTGCGGCGCGACCTGCCAATACAATAAAAATCAAGACTTATAGTACAATTTGTTTTCTGTCCTAATGCTTCTAATTTCTTAAATATATTATCCACTGCCATACCTCCCCTTTCATATTACATCTATTCGTCAATTATCGGATAAATATCCAAAACCCGCTGTAGTGCTAACTCTTCTACTTTTGTTTTAGGTCTAACAACCCATTCGCGGTCATACTGAACAACAATCGCGTCATCAGACTGTCTCCTTATTTCCAATTTCGATATTCTTCCACAATTAATACCAAATTCAGATGGCAAAGCAAATACTTTTGCATGATAAATAAACGTATTTTTTCCGATTTCAATTATTCCTTTATCCCACATTTTGTTGCGTCTCCTTTCATTTGCTCTTTATATATTGCACAGACTATGCCATGCAGTATTGATAGATCAAATCTACTACCGCCACGAGGCGGCACAAGCCATTTTATTTCTTCTCCATTTTCGAGCGCATGGTATATATTACGAACGAGTTGCTTCTGATACTCCATTAAGTTGATATGGTATAGTTTTTCAATAAAATCAACAATATCCATAATTCACCTCCGTTCCAATTAATAAAAATAAAAGACCCAATGTATTTCTACACTGAGTCTTAGATCTTATTTCTTAAAATACCAACTTTTTAGATCAGGTTTCCAATCAATAATACCAATTTTATGCATGTAACATTCTTCTGCAAAAAGAACTCTCCGTATGATAAATTTAGGTATCCACGGATATTTCTTTTTAATACCTCTCATGCAATCTAAAGTATCATATATTAGATCCTTATTCATAAATATCACCTCCATAAAATGGTACGTTTTCTACGCGAAAAACAATTTAAAGTGATGTGGAACGTCCATTCATCTTTACAGTATCGAGTGTTGAAGTGTCATCCGAACCTTTACCATCTTCCTTTGTTTGATTATAATGATCTATCGCATCGTCTATCTCGACCGGAAAGTTAAGAAAAGTCCACAACTTTCCAATACATTCGTCACACAAATCAAAATGTATATTACTTGATGCCATTAAATTGCAATGTTTTAACATACATCCTGTAAATTCTTGCCTATTCTCAACATAAAACTTACCGCATCTATCACATTTTTTTTGCATCTGCCATAATTACTCCTCCTTATAATCTTCTAAATATACTATCAGGCGCTGGTTTAAAATCTTCCTGCCATTCCCGAATAATTGGTTCAAATATTCCAAGGTCATCGGGAATCAAACTATCAAAAATATAAACTCGATTACTCATGCAATTATCAACACAAATTTGATTTTGATAATTGTGAACAAGTTCTTTGAAGAAATATAAATCATCTTTGTTTTTAATAGAGACATTCAAGCCGTCAATATTATGTATGAGATTGTAACCCGCTAACCAAAGATATAATTCTTTGGCATTAGTATATACATATACTTTTTTTATGTTTGAATATCTCCTTTTGTAATGCCGGGCGATCCAACATGGATCCGTAAACAAAAAAGGTTCCCCGCCCGTTAAGCAAAGAACCTCAGCTTCTCTTAATTCCTCATCGGTAACATAAGAAATATCATTTATATCATATTGTTTATTACAACAATACCTACAATTTCTATTACATAATGGTGTAACCATTAAATGTATGACTTTCTTTGTCGCATCTGTTTTAGGATTTAATTCTGCCATAATTATTCCTCCTACCTAAAAAATAAGAGCCATATAACTGAATATATGACTCCAATGAAATCTAAAAGCTCCAAGAACCCTAGAAATGTTAAAACATTTTCAAGCCATTTTGGTCCTTCACCTAAACTGATTAAAAACTTAGTTTTAAAATCCAATGCTCTAACAACTGCTGTAATAACAATTATTGATACTACTGTTATTACAAATAGAACAATAGTTAATTTAACTCCTATCATAATATTCCTCCTTAATCTTCGTCTGCATCATCGGATTCAATAGGTAATCCAGTAATCAGCTCACCATATGGCAAGCCCTCGATCCACTTACAAAACTCTCGCCATTCGTCCAGCTTATGATCTTTTCTCCACCGATAAATATTTGCCAGCACCTCATAATTCATCATGACATTACGTGTCTGGTTATAACTACTCGGAAGAAGCTGAATCATCTGCCACCAGAACTTTTTGTCTTTTGTTTTAAGATAAGCTTCTCGGTTCGTATTTAATACTCCAATAGTGGTTCTTAAAGCATCCAGAGGAGAAAATATTATCGGGCATTCAATCGATCCATTTTTAGGCGGGTCTTTATACCAGATAGCATCGTTATTATCTCCGATCCAGTCTGAAATCAAATGCTCACAGCTAAAATCTTCCAGCGTAAATTCTTTCTCAGCAATCTTGTGCATCGTACTGCAAGAGTTTGCGACAGTACCTACCTTATATGTATCAAATTCTTTCCCATTAATGGACTATCTTTTACTATTGTTTTTGTGTGCTTATCATAATTAATCATCCCAGTAAACCATCATCAAATTCCCATTTTGGTCAAATATATGATTAGCTTTCGGATTTATTTTCCCTTCTGACATAAGACGTTTTATCTTTTGCTCATCTGTTTCTATCTTGCGGTTATTTGGAAGAGCTTCTACTTTTTTCTTTCCTTTTTCTATAGTGTCTTTATCGACAGATGACAATTTATTATTTTTTGTAGCGTCTATTTTTCTTCTAACTTTTCTTAAAGTTATTTGTCCGGCAATAATACCAGCCAATGGGCCACCTAACATTGTAGCTTTAGTAGTTGCCTTTTTAATTTGTCCTTCTGGGGTCTTATAGTATTCCTTTCTTATCTCTCTTTTGCGAGATCTACTTGACGAATTATATATTTCTTTTCTAACACCCCACTTCTGTCCTTTTACTCCATGATGACTTAAATAATTTTCTGTCATTCTATATCACCTCTCTTTCTATAAAATATAAATCCACCATAATTTTTCACACACAATAATATAAACAATAGGACACCATTTCGGTTTTCATGGGCTTCGTTTCCTAAAACCCAGCTACGTATCAATAGTAGCCCTACTCCCCCGCCCAGAAGGCATAGGGGATAGCCTCTACAGGTTCATTTTGATATTCGTCGCAAAATATAAAAGAGAAAAGACCCAGCGTTATTGCTGAGTCCCTCTTTCAATAAGTGTAATATTTAAACCGTTTATTTTGTTTAAACGCTATTTTTACTCGGATAGCCTGGATTAATCCAGTAGCATGAAATTCTAGTCGATATTTTTTATTATCTTCTAGAAAATCAATACCCTCTCCTATTTTTTTCCAGTCTCTTCCGTACTTAGTCGCTTTAACAATATATTCTTTTGCCATAAATATCACTCCTTTCATAATAGGAGATGTAATTTTCGCGAAAAAGAAAAGAGAATACATCAATTCCACTCGAAGGACGCCGATATTTCCCTCAGGCTCATGGTATATCTTTCAATATAGTTCATCTTTCGATCTAGCCTCGTGCATAGTTTTCACTATTATCTCCTTCCCGATTAGTTTCCAATGATGCTTGGATCCTCAAACTTCACTGCCCTTTCGAGTGTCTATTCTCTCATAATACACCTTGTAAATTTCGCGAATATTTGAAATGTTTCCCACGGGATTCCAATGGGTGGTTCCCCGTTAGCCACAAAATGTGACCCCTAGCGATAACTAGGAAAAGTGTTTCATTGGCAGAAAGAACTACCAATATAAAGGTGCTGTGATTCTCACATATACCGGCATCATCCGCATATACTTTCTATGAACCGATCCAGCATCTGCCAAGCGCTGCATCAAGTCGTGATCGTTGTCTCCTAACACATGGAAAGAATCTCCAGATTGACCATTACAATTTTTATTGGGCGCATCAATATAACTATCACTCCTATCCCACGAATTCATAGGATTCCGCATACCTTCAATAATAAAATCCATCTGCTCCGGACTCGCCAGAACCACGTTTTCCAATTTAATCATTTCTAATCACCATACCCTTCCAACCAAACTAAAATAATATCATCTTTTGCTTCCATTTCTTTTATGTTACGTTTTAATAGACTATCAGGTAACGGCAAGTCTTCGAGATGACAAACATTAACCACAATCGATTGAAAGCTACCATTCATTATTGCTATATTGTTTTTTGCAACAGCAAGTAAATCTTCTAATTTAATCATTCTTCTCATCTCCTTTCTACTGTGATGCATCTTAAAATTTTTTAACCATCGTATCCATCCTCCGAAAAATGTATTTCCATTAGATCAGCAATCATTAAATATTCTTTTGCAATTTTTCCTCCACGCGTGTTTTTTACTTGATTTCTGAATTCGTCGATGGTTCCTAAAAAACATCCGCAGGATACTTTTACTGTTTTGTCTTGACATCTGAAAAATGTCGTAGATCTATAACAAGTGCCGAAACCTTTGATCACGGCATAATTGATGCTCTTATCCACCTGAGCATCACCACACACATTAGCATCACCACACACATTAGCATCTCCACACACATTAGCACCACCACATACCCAAGCATTACCACACACAAAAGCATCACCAGACACCTGAGCATTATCAGACACAAAAGCATCACCACACACATTAGCATCTCCACATACCCGAGCATTATCACATACCCGAGCATTATCACATACCCGAGCATCACCAGACACCTGAGCATTACCAGACACCCGAGCATCACCAGACACCTGAGCATTATCACATACCCAAGCATTACCACACACATTAGCATCTCCACATACCCGAGCATTATCACATACCCAAGCATTACCACACACAAAAGCATCACCAGACACCTGAGCATTATCAGACACAAAAGCATCACCACACACATTAGCATCTCCACATACCCGAGCATTATCACATACCCGAGCATTATCACATACCCAAGCATTACCAGACATACTAAGATTTTCCTCTTTTTCAACGAACCCACCACGAGCTCCTTTTTCTACATTTCCAAAATCAATTAGAGCCTTAATTCTATATAATTTTTTTCCTTTATATTCGATTGTTTCATTTGTTAATTCATATTTTTTCATGGTTTATCTCCTTTCTTGACTATGCATAAAAATAACTCGAATCCACTCATTAAAATGAACTCGAGTTATGACTCTATATAGCTTCAATTACATTTACTTCTCATCCTCCATTGCTTCTTTAATCTCTCTTGAAATATCAGCAGCAGTTATCTGTCTCTCCTTCCTCTCGTAATATTCTTCCTTAGATATCTCAGTCCAGTTACCCTCTTCATCGCCTTCTGGTTCTCTGAAGAATCTGTTAATCTCAATCTTCTCCTGTTTACCATCCTCTGTTTTCAGCGCATAGAACACTCCGACAGTATCAAAATCGCCGTTCTTTTTATCTGTTAAGAAATCTTCGCAATAAACTTCGATTGGTTTTCCTGGCATATACGGCATTGTTATAGGAAACATCTCGTCAATAATTCTTTCAACCATTACAAAAGAATATGTATCATTGCAGTTATGAATGCTGACACAGTATGAATGGTTATTATCCTTGTACTTGACAGTTCCGTCAGCATATACATACTTAAATAAGGAAAACATGCGTTTGCACTGATAGTTACGCTCTTCTCCCTTCAGACCACTCATATCAGAAATATCACTCCATACCTCGTCGGTATCCTCAATCGGTGTTAATGGTTTACCATTTATGAGCCGATTCAATATCGCCTGAGTCATTCTAATACTGAAACCAGAATGATCATCTTCGCATAAGCTTTGAAAAGCTTTTAATGCGCTCTCGTAACAGGCACATCCATAATCAAACTCTCCATCTTTTCTGTTTGGATTTTCTTTCTTACATGCAATTTCAACTTCCTTTTTAGCCCAATCTAACATATTACTCATTACTTTCATCCTCCATTTCTTTTAACTTAGAATCAACAACGTCTTGAATAGATTTATCTTCCAGCCAAACCTGCAAATGTCCATCACATATGGATATATTCCGCACACCCTGATTCAAAATATCAGCATTCAAATATTTTTCCGCCTTCACAAGCGGTTTTGGAAGTTTTATTTCTGGGCATGGACAGTTACCATTTCCAAAAATATAAACATCGCAACTACACTGTTGTAATAAATCTCTTAATTTAATCATCTCTTTTTACCTCCTTACAATCACTACTCATACACCCACTAGGGCTTTGTATTCTTAGCCATTTTTTAATCTGATCTAAGATGCTTACACCAGTTAAATAATGCATGATAGATTCTTCAATGTAGAAACCAAGCCATATAATAAGCACCACAACAAACCCAATTAACCACATCTCTTTTTACCTCTCTTTTTCTCAAAAATATAATTTCCGTAATCGGCAGGACGGATGAATGTTTCTTTTTCATGCTTCCACTGCCCATAACCTTTACGTCCTGTCTTTTTGTTTTGATCTTTCGTATACATGCTGAAAATATCATTACTCATATAACCTCTCCTTCGCTTTCCTGCTTTGCCAATCCGGTATCCAAAATGCTTCTGCACCGATTGCTACAAACCCGCTGCTCATAATGAATATCAACTCTATTCGTAAGATTTCCGCAAACAGCGCAAGGCTTTTTATCCTTTGCTAAAATATAGAAATCGCCAAATGTCTTAGTTAACTTTCTATTGAATTCATAAAAATTCATAAAAATTCATGGCCTATTCCTCCGTACTTTGAATCTCTTCAAATTTGTCTAAAAATTCACGATATAAAAGCTCCACAACATAATCAGCAAGATTCTCCAAACCATGCATAATATCATAAAAATTATTAATTTCGACATAATCCATGATATGACGGTATCTGTACATTGTGCCCTTATATGTCGAAGTCACTTTAAGCGTCACATATTCCTGTTCATCATCCTTCTCATGTTGAAATATTGAAAATGGAAGCTTCTCATACAACCTCTCCTCAAATAATTTAACAAACTCATCAATATTATTTCTATCTGCCATTTCATTATCTCCTTTCAAAAAGAAAAGACCCGATACCTGCCATACCGAGTCTTCAAAATATATTTACTTCACGATCGACACCAATCCGGTTTCCATGCTGAACTGATATAAGTTATACGACAATACCTTTGTGTCCGGAACCTCATTATCATTTATATGTTTAATAGTGCTCTGTATTGATTCGGTCATAGAATCAGCATCGCTTCCATATATAATAATTACTTCATTAGTTGAAGATGGAACTATATAGCAACTATTGATTTCTAATTCCTCACAAAGTCCCTTTAATACCTCAGGGATAACAATCAAATTTGCTCCTCCAGTAAAAGTCTTGTTTGTGAGTACGTACATTGAACGATCAATAGATATTAATTCCCCAATATCTTCATTCATACTTAATAATAAATCATAGATATTTCTGTTAACCACACCAAAGAACTTAATAGTATTTTCTTTAGCAATGTTATACATTTCGTCCAGATTGCTATTATCAGGAATATCATCAAATAGCACCGATGCTCTACCAGATTCGTCTATATATAATAACAATCTAAACACAATTGCCAAATCTAAAAAACGAATATGCGGACATAATTCCAGTACATCTTTATTTGCCTCATAATTTATAACTTCGAGGTAAATTGCATCTTTCCAATGTTCAACTGCGTTTTCAACATCGTATTTTTTAGTCTCAGCCTTATTTTCCTTATATATCTCGTATATCTGGTTTGCAATGTCATTGATTGCCTCCTTATTTTTGATAAATTTAATGTCAAAATAAGGCTCTAAATATATAATTGGGGAATATCTCCCCTCTCCAAAGTATAATCCCTTTCTCTTCACACCGTTATTTTTTGTAACGTCACGTACTTCCACATCGAAGCCACATAACTTAGCCACTTCATCTTTCACATCTGCACAAAACATTTTAAATAATTCTGTAAATTTTTCTGCCATAATTATTCCCTCCATAAAATATAAATTACTTTTCGAAATCACCCAACGCAATTACTGCTTTTGTATACAACGCTGCTACTTCATCTGTAGTCGATACCATTGTGTTCATGAGTGAAGTCAAAAAACCAAGTATTTCTAACTGTAGAGTCGTTGGAAACCGATTGATGTTACCAACCAAATAATCAAGCTGGTTCTGGAGCACGCTTAACCTTTGATTCATTTCTATTTGTAGTGCGTCATTTTCATTGTCATCCATGCTTTTAGCCCTCCTTTCGAATGGGTGATAGTCTTTGATTGAAGCAGTCGTTTTTGAGAAATTTCCAATCTCCGTCAAACTCCATCTTAATCACCTCCTCAAATCCTCGATCTTCCAACATACGACACAAATCAACCAATAAAAGCCGGCGAATATCAAATACACCGGCCATAATGTAACTATATAAATATAATTACTATTCAATATATAAGTTCCGTCTGGAGCCTCATGGTATGCAAGCCAATAACCAATGCCGATCCAAACAGACATAACTATGATTACAAATGCCATCGCCATAAATATCACCCCTTTTAAATTCTGTTATATGCTTCATGCTTAGCATAATGATCTCGATTTTTTACAATTGATACTACATCTACAACACTTTTTAATCGTTCTGCCCCTCTGCATAAATCACTTAAAATATCACTTAGACTTACACCAGAATCATCGATATAATAATCCGGTTGTAAATGAATATCTCCAATAGCATCTCCAGTCTTATGAACGACACTCGTAACCTGAATATTTATATCTTTCACATAAATATTCGTGGTTAATCCAGGCTTCACGCTGCATAAGGTATTAAGTGCCGACTGCACCCGTTTAGCAAATACGGCTTTTTCGCATGGATCTTTTGTCAATACCAATATATGTATCATATTTTTTCTACCTCCTCTTTTGGTTTTGCTTTTCTGTGATTCATATTCCACACTCGTTTTACCTTTTCATTGTAATCAACAATTAATTCGACTGAATATGAAAATTTTCCACATTCCTTGCATTTTCGTTTCCGAATTATTTTATTCCCTGGCGTATGTACCTGATCGCAAGACATCAGTTTACCACCACATTTACATACCATATTTACTTCTCCTCAAAATACACTGGCTTTGTTGAATGCAAATTCACTGGCTCATCTAAGCAATCATTACATGGATCCTTTACATCTTCCACTTCATAGTGCTTACATTTCTCACAATATTTCCAGAACTCAACTTCTTTATATCCATACTCCATCTTAATCACCTCCCTATCAAAAACTCAACTGACTCGCCAAAATCTATGAAATATGAAGGATTTACACTGAAAGCATTAGCAAGTTTCATCAATTCCGTACATCTCGGAACTACCAGCGCATTTATATACTTAGATATTGTCATGATACTTAAACCGGATTCCTTTGCTGTTTTGTGAATGCTCCATCCACGTTCATTCATCTTATCGCGTAAACGATCTGCGAATTCCTGTTGCCATCTTTCAATTGTCATATAAATATTTATACCTCCTAAAAAACAAAAGACCCGATGTTTTCACCGAGTCTTCATCCACTAATATGTGAAATATGCCAATATATATTTCTTATAATTAGCTACCACAGTTGCTGCAATCTCATCTACAATCAATCTTCCGGTTATGAGTTTGTCCGCAAAATCGTATACCTTATATTCAAACCTATCTAATTCTCTTGTCTGAATAGATATGTATAAATAATCGTATTCAACCTTACAGAATACTCTTCCTTTAATTGATTCTTTCAGTTTATCTCGCAATGCTATGGAAATTAAATATTCATAATCTCGCATATAATCACTCCTTTCCTCTCATATAAGGGCATGATTATTTCGCGAATGAATTTTTACACCACTTTGCTTCATTGAACTTTTTCTTCTCCTTCAATGCTTTGCTAATGGCGAGGTCAATTCCACTTCGACTTTTCAGATGATAATAATATAGATCTTTGAATGGCGTATTCAGACGATCAATTCGACCGGCAGCCTGTGTCACAACCTTATAACTGTAATTCTGTGAGTAGAATATAATCGTGTCTGTCTTAATACTATTCCAGCCTTCGCATCCAGCCGTGTACTGCACCAAATATACCCATCGCTTTGTTCCTGGCACAGGTTGGTGGGCATGTCCAGACCATTCCGCTACTTCAAAGTCTTTATCTGTTTCATCGTGGTTGCTGAAAACATGTAATAGCATCTCTCGCTCGTAATCAAAATTATAAAAAATAATAGCTCTAGGAGTCTTCTCAAGAATCTCCAATAGAGCTACTATTCTGGATTCGTCTTCATTCACTATTCTTCTCAGAATATAACAAAGACTTGATGCTTGCTGGATGGGTTCATTTTTGTACGGATCCCATCTATTTTTTACAACCGATTTGTACTTAGTGACATCATATGTTACATAAATATCATTGTGATGAGCTGTCGTTGGACGTTTAAATTCCATATCAATCAGAATTTTATTCCTTAATCGAATTAGACGTCCGACGTTCAAATACTTATCAATCTGTGGATATTTTGTATATCGAGAATATACAATATGTTCCCGAATAAACTCAGATCGATTTTTATAAAAACCGTTTGCTATAAATACCGGAATATAATCAGGCCATTTATCGCCAGCTGTTGCTGATAATAATATCCAATCATTGTTTTTGGCTATCTTTAAAAATGCCTTAACCCAAGTTCCCGATCCAACAACCCTTTGTTCGTCAAATATGAAGAACGCATTTTCCACAGCCATGTATTTTTTTACTCTGTTCCACGAATCAACAACGATTTTTACGTTGCCATTCAATGTGTTCTTCTTAGCGTCTCTGGACAATAAGAAGTTTGCTAATTCTCCATCCCATTCAAGCTTGTCCCGTTTCATAGCGGTTGTGATAATATATAAATCTTTTGGTTTTTTCATCGGTTTATAGTCTGGATTTATACTACCGCCTTGTTCTTTGAAGTAGTAATATAATCCGGTTCTACTCTTTCCCGATCCAACACCACCATTGAGAATGCACCCATTGAACATATGATTTACAGCATCCATCTGATAATCGTACAGAAACGGCTTAGTCGGCATCTGAATCACCTGATTCTGTATTAGGCAGTGGCATATACTTAGCCGCTACTTCCTGTGGAGTTGTTCCCCATGGATATTTGCCTGATCTTTTACCCGGCTCCTTGTACTTCTTGCACCACTTTTCAAATATATTATAATATCCATAGGAATCACCTAACACCTTGCGGCTGATTGCCATAGCCATTCCCTTCTCAGGATCAAAAGCTTCGCCGTCGCATTTCACTACTGTTTTACTACTATCTTTCCAGAATATAATAGTTGCAGGTGGGTTGAAGATAACTTTTTTAATTCTTCCGGATATATCAATAGGTACAGACGATCTTCCAAATGCTGCATTAAGCTGTCTTTTAATATCATCCTGAAACAATCCTATCGTCGAGTCCATCTGGCCTTCGTGATCATGCTTCAAATATACACAATATCCATAAGATGGACATTCGTATGATAAACGACAAGGAATTTCACATACCGTAACTGTAAATGAATGATTAATAGAGTCATAATTAATTATGTCATCATTACATAATCTATTAAATAATTCCCGGCCAAAATGGACTTCAAGCTTGCTTAAATCATAAATTTTTTTTCGTGGAAATATGTGTCTATCCAATGATTGTATCAGTTCTTCCGATGTAAGACCGTCACATAGTATACACCCACCAGAGATCAATTCTTTTTTCATATCTTAACCCTCCAATTCTTCTATTCCATAAATGGTATTTGTTCAACATCTCCACCCTGCACTGTCACTGACTGCATGAGTATTTTTTTCTCATCGTCCCAATACAGAGTATCAATCATTCTACTAATGTCCTGCTGAACATCATCGTCCAGCATTTGTAATACTTCATATTGCTGTAATCCATACTTTGAACGGAGCTTAGCCATTATTTCCCCAGACCAATGCCTGAAGTTTACTGTCTCCAACATTCCATCGCATAAATAGAATATCTCATATATACCCAACTCATTTACAATGAGCACCGACTCTCCATCCAGATCAATTCGCCGTATTAAATTTTTATGATCTATAAGATCCCTTTCAAAATGCGAACAATATCCGGTGTTAAATTTCTTTATTATACTAATGATGTCGTCATAGACGCACCACCATTCACCATCAACATTTACGAACCGAATATTCATTCCATGCCATTCTTCAATTCTTACTTCCATATCTCAATCCTCCAATTCTTCTATTGTTCTTGCCGTCTTTACAATTTCAACATACAAAACCTTAACATTGGAGAAATTATTCTCCTTAACAAATTCATCGAATAACTCATTCAGCTCGCCGACATTGTATTTTTCAATATCAAACTGAGTTTCATCTTCCTCGTTTCCGTCTCTTGAAAACCCTACATTGACCGTAGTGTAATTAGATAACGTGGCATTATTATGGCTGTACTGCCAAGTTCCGCCATGTCTAAAATATTTCTTTACCATTTTTATCTCCTTTCTGAGCAAATAAAAAAGACTCCCATTTCTGAGAGTCCTTGGTGTGTTGGTTACTGCTTGTTACAGATTATGTTTATGATTTCTAAATCATTGTCCATAGTACAATCTAATCTGTATTTCTTATCGGAGTCATATATATAATAAATCTTCCCCTTGTCATCAGTTGTACTATAATCAACATCAGTAAATATTCCAGTCATACAAGCGTCGACGTATTTATCAAAGTCTGAATCATTATATTTTTTAATCATATAATAAAATCCGTCTTCATCGTTTACAAGTAACGTAATTTCTGCCCCTGCAAAATATTCGCTTGGATCCGGAACCATGCTAACTGGTTTAACTATGGATTCTTTCTCTTTCCCACATCCAACCAGTAATAAACATAACATTAAACCAACCAACAGTAATACTTTTTTCTTCATATGAGAATCCTCCTTTTTCTCCTTAAAATATAAATGAGTATATCATAAGAAGCTCTAAAAAGAAAGAGGCTCAACCGATCACGATCAAGCCTCTGCTGATTTTACTCCTCATCTGGCATGTCATATCCGGCTGCAAACCGATCGATGTTCTGAATGACCTCGATTGACTGTAAATATGCTGCCCGTCCAGTTTTTCCATTCACTTCCCAATCATAAGGGCGAATGTCAAGATTGACGCTGAGAATATCAATATCATCAAGGATGGCTACTGAATCCTCGTCCAGCTTGTTTACTCTATCCCCAGTCTTCAGATACACATGAGGCCCCTTGTTGTTGAACTTTACCTTTACAGGAAGATGCATTCTTGGCATCTCTCCATCCTCTGTGGCATCTTTGATCTTAACATTCCATCCTTCTGCCACCAGCTCATCAGCCAACTCGGTCGAATCGATTGATACTGCAAAGTTTCTATCACCTTCACGATTGTATGCTGCCCGTCCAGCTCCTCTAAAATTTCTAAAAATAATTCTTGCATCATTAATCTGCAAGATACCTCTCGGTGCAAATGTTACTTCCATAATTTTCTATCTCCTTTTCTTAAATATAATTTTATTTGAATGGGATTCTCGACGTGTCCAAATTCATTACATATGGATCGTCGGATACAAACCACTCAAAATCTCCATACTGTGATATACTATCTACTGCATCGTTTACTAATGCATCATAGAATGAGCGATCAATGTTATCAGTCAAACCTAATCTCTTCACTGTCTCAGATTCCAACCATCGATATCCACTCGATCCTGGTGCAGCATAATTCTTACCATCGCAGACACGGTATAAAATTCCGCCATTGTTTCCAGACATAATCGGACAGAACTGACCAACTCTCCCTACAAACTGCATTTCATGTCCTTCTGCGATCTTTTCCGGAAGACCCGCTGATTCGGATTCAAATATAACATCCGAGATTTTACCTTTCTTGTACTGTTCCTCAAGCTTCTCTAATTCAATTTCGTACTTAGCCACGTCAGGCAAGTTCTCATTCATATCTAAATATAAATCACCCTTAGACACTGCAAACGTCTCACACATATCGTTGAACTCAATATCTTCATGACTAAACAATGTCTTGAATAAATATGGTACGGCGAACTGCTTACCTGTTGCAGTCCAATCTCTACCATGATCTGCATTATCTCCTGGCGCATAACCATACATAGCCTGACATGATTCTGCGTCTTTGTACTTTGCGATATAAACTGCATCATTTACGAGGCACATTCTGTCATACGTAGCCTCATGCTCAAATGTATAACCATATCTTTTACCGAAATCCATAACGAACTGTATGATTTCTGGCGTTGCGTCTGGAATCTTGATTGAGTCCGTCTTGATATGAGCAACTGTAAATCCTCTTGCCTGCACCTCATTCTTCAAGTCAATCATGAATAAAGCACCACGTTTAGCTACAATATTGTCCTTATTACGCGGATCTCTAAACGCATTGCTGAAGCTTGCTGAAGTTAATCCGTATACAGAGTTGATTGCAGTCTTCAATGCATTTGCAAGCTGCTTAGCTGTCATTTCACCATCAATGACTTTCTGAATATAAGGCGTAAGTTTACCATCAAGCATGTGATTTACCTCATCCCAAGCCTGATGTTTGATACTTACACGACCCTCAACAATATCTCTAAATGCCTGTGTAAATTTAACACCAAACAATACCTCTGCGATAGCACTATGAGGATGCATAGATGCAATATCAAGTAATGCTACGTTTCCGTACATACCTGGTTCAGAATATACATATCCGCCTTCGCCAACAACCTCTCCTCGATATGTTGATTTACCGGCTTCGTACTTATACCCTGGAAAATAAGGTAACATGCTTTTTGCTTCACCATGTGGTTCAGCTATCATTTCTGGACAAGCTTCTTTTAAAAATTCCTGCATCTCCAATGTCATTTCTGTGACCGGTTCTGCCAAATCTCTGTAATTGAACTGACTCTGTGGATTTTTCTCCCGACCAAATATAATTCTGGTTGTAAGAGTGTTTGTCGTGTCATTTACAGTCATACCCGCTAAGTCCGCCAGAATCTGTCTAGCTGTCCAATCCGCAGACAAATATAAGAATGCTGCCTCGGTCGAAATGACATCATTATCACAATACTCTGCAACTTTGGTCCATAATTCTTTCGGAACCGGCTGGTCCCAAGGCAGACCCAACTCCTGATGCTTAATGTTCTTGAGCATCTTTCTAAGACCATCATCCATTTTTGATGTAGGGTCATTTGCTTTGTTCGACATCTCAATTTCAAGCTTCTTCAAGCTCTTTTTGTTTCCAGCGGATGCAAAGTCATACACATCTGTATAAGACAAATTGTAAGCTTCCCCAAAGAACGCATTTCTATCTCCAGATATAATTTTCTGAGACAAGTTATATAGTTCCTCATTCGTATATCCCATAAGTCTTGCATAGATGAGATGGTTATCATATCTTCGACAGTTGAACCCTACAAGATTGTATTTGATCAGATCCTCGATGTCTTTTGGACTTGGATTGATCATTCGAACTACGGGGTTTCCTTCTCCCTGGATTTTCCAATTGACCAAGAATAAGTTCGGAAATACCTCAATATCATAAAATATCGATGGTGCATTTTCATCCGCTTTGCCGTCTGATATCTCTTCTGACTTGAATTTCATCTTACTCGCCAGCTTGATACAATATGGTGCCTGATTGGTACTGTTAGCAGCAAATGCTAATACCTCATTCTTCATGTCTGATACATCATAATGAAGACCGCCATTGTAAGCATCATCCAAAATCTTATAAATAAAGTCCACATTGGATTTTGTACCAGCGTGGACTTCTTTATTAAGACATTTTTTAATTGTTGTTCTGAGACCTTTCTCAGATTGTACAATATTTTTATCTATCATCTTTTCTCCTTTCATAGGTAGTCCGGAGCTTATCATCGCAACAGATAAATTATTGCACTTGGTAAGTTTTCGTCTAAGAGAACTCTTACCTGTAAAAACCTTTATTTCAATGTTTTCATCGTATATACGACTTAATTTTGATACATCCCCATTATAAATATAATGAAGATGGATCCCTGCCTCACTTTTACTAAGCTCCGCATACGTAGGTGGCCACTTCGCAGCAGCCTCCAAATTCTTTTCAAACGATTTTTTGCCGTCATCGCCCTTCAAATCAAAGTCAATAACTATGTGATTCTCTGGAACCTTGACATAATGAAGTTTCGATGGATCGATGTCTTTGAGTGTGGTTGTGACTCGGTTCCAAGATTTACTTGGGGTTTCTTTGTCCGTTGCATATTGAGCTGGGCATGATTCACATTCCATATCAAAGCTCTTTGTTGTTTCTGCAGCATTCATGAATTGCAGCCAAGATTCTGAGTTAGTCACATTTTTTTCCTCTCTTTTTCTGTGACTAAAAGTCTCAAATTTCTCGGTTCGAAATCCGTGATAAATGTTTCTTATCTTAGATCCATCCTCATCAATCTCCTCGTCAAAATCCCAAAAATAGTTTTTAAGCTCTTCTTTAAAACTTCTCTGAGAAAATGGATATGGAACTTTTGCCTCATCACAATATGTTTTGTACATTTCCCATGCTGCCTTTAACGTTGTTCCGTCTTCTTTTTTGAATACATGAAACGAATCAATAATGAAGTTGTAGAAATCATTTGATGCACTCATCATTGACATTGGAAGATATGTGTCATAATACCCAGGATCTTCCAAATATACATCTCTGCAATGACAAGCAATAGCACCAAGCTCAAACTTAACCTGCTCCATTAAAGTGTTGTATTCTTTAGGGCTAACTTTCTTTCCGGAAGGTGACACATCAATCAATCTTCGTATAAGACCTGATTTTGCATCTGTGATCCGTACTGGCTTGTTTGTACCCATGAATAGAAAACACTTAAACTGGCTGGCATAGGTTGACTTGAATTTCTCATTCACAGTCATCATCTCATGAGATACAAGACTATTTAATCTCGTATTATCTTCGATCTTAGACAGATCTCCATCATGCTGAATTGCAATCAGCGGGTTCGACTTAAATGCCTCTAACGCAAAAGAGTTACTACTCGACCCCAATGCCTTCGCATCAAATACCGAATAGTAACCCTCAAATAACTGTTGGATAATGTTCAAGATGGTTGATTTACCTGTACCAGCAGCGCCATACAATACAAGAAATTTCTGTATTGTCTTGGAATCGCCGGTAACAATAGACCCGATTGCCCATTCAATCTTATGTCTTTCTTCCTCCGAATATATCGTTGATATAATCTTCTCATAAGCTGGACATTTACCAGGTTCCAATGGATAATTCAATCGTTTGCTGGCATAATCTTTCTTGTTTGTCTCACTATTGGAAAATATAAGTTTTTCATCCAACATGTGAAATGAGTCCCTTTGTTGTTTCTGACAATACTTATGCCATCGGTCAATCGATCCAGATTCTGCATCCCACATATATTTAATCTTTGTGTTCGTATCGAACCTTGGACTATTATCTGTGACATACTTATCCAGATCTCTGTCGATCATTCGAATGACGTCTTGCTCATCAGTAGACCACAGACCTTTGTCTTCCAACCATACAGCATAAAAATCGCCACCTCGTATCATAAGATCGGAGCTATTCCCAATAATGAATTTAGGAAATATTTCTATCATGCCTTGCTTATTCTGATAAGCTATTCTATAAAAATCAGCCATTATATAAGCTCCTTTCCTATTATGTTATTGTGTCTAAATACCAACAGAGCTGAACCCATATCTCAACATCTCTTAAATCGTACTTGCAGTTCTTGATAGTAAACAATCCACCTGTTCCGTCCGGAGCATAGCTTCTACTTAATAATCTGGATATAATTCGATCGACTTTGTCGCAATCAAAACGAGAATCAATCATTCCTCCAAGACCGAGATTGTTAATCATATTCCAAAACCACTGTGCAGTTCGATCTCCCACATCTGGGTCATCCATGATTGTTTCCTCACACCGAATAGACAACGCGATCAACATCTCAAGGACACTACAAGGTGCATCCAACACATCCAATATGTCTTCAGATATATCCTCATATTCATACTCATGTGCAATAATAAATCTGAAATGCATATTTTCACCATCTTCAGCTCTGTTGCGATCTCTTGGAATACTATAAGTGAATTCAAGTTCATGAAGATGTTCCAATAATTTCCGAAAAGAATTATCTGTCGAAAATTTACCGGCACACACATAATCATAAAGCCACTCGAAGTATTCTCTTCGCACATCTTCCTTAAATTCTCCTCTCAATATTATTCCTCCGTTGTTTCATATTCCTCGTCAACACGACAGATCTCATATTCTCTCTGAAGCTCGTCGTTTCTTACATGAATAATATCTGGCTCATACTCACCGATACGATCGATAGCATAATTGCCAATAAGCAGTTCTGCGTCTTCAATCACTTCGTCGTCGAGATCATCCACCAGAACGCCGTTCGAATATAATGTGAGATTTACAAGGTCGTAACCAGTGTCGCCAACAGCTTCTGGCGGAATAACATAAGGAAACATTTCGTCGTCATCATCCACTGATTTTTTCCGTTTTTTTTTACTTCCGCCGTTGGAATATGTTCGATATTTAAGGTCTTTGATTACCTTTTCGCCTTCTTTTTTCTCTTCAGCCGAGAATGCGGGTTCTCCATCATTGTCTTCGGTTTCCGGATTCTCTTCGACTGTTTCCTCTGGCTCTTCCGCATCCTTTTCCTCGGCAGGATATACTGTAATCTCGCCGTTTTCTACCAGCTCATACTTTGATTTAATGATTCGCCATGTTACAAAGGAGCCTGTTGCGGCTCCAACGACAAACATAGCAATTTTTTCAATCGCATTGTTCATTTTACTTACCTCCTTCTGGCAACCAGATATATATTCTGTCATCAATTGTGGTATAATTATATCTTCCAAAACTACACCATGCTTTAACAGTTGCTTCGCCAACATTGTTCAAAGCTGCCACTTCTCTTACAGAATATAATCCAAGTTTCTTCAAATCACTTAACACATCCTCATCCTCGAGATGATTTTCAAGAATATAAATGATTAAATCTCTTCCTTTCATATGTGCCCTCCTTACATGCTAAACCTTGAATAGTCAAACATATCTCGATATGGGTTTCCAGACCCAATATTATCGAGTCCGGTCATTCACATCATGTCCAGAATGTCACCATCACAATTGAAATCAAGAAGAATTGTTCTCTCAAGACCGTTTACAAATCTTCTATTTGCCTCACGATGAGTGTCATAAATTCCGAAATCGATATAGTTATCTCCGACTGGATTCTTTTCATCGTAAATCCAACCTGCAATCTGACCAATCTTTGTTTTCTGAATGCCAAGAGCATCATACACGTCATTCAAGAACAGATAACCCTCAGCCTTTAACCGATCATTCAAGAAATCCTGCTGTTTTCTAAGAAACATCAAATTCAATTCTGGATCTTTCGTCCATCCAGTGCAACCGCAATCATAAAACTTTGCGTACTCGCTGCAATCATCAAAATCAGAAACGTTCACGATCTTTTTCTGAACCTTTTCCTTACCGGTCTTCTCGTCCTTAACTACTTCTTCGATTTCCTTCGCCTTGATGTTGTAACGAAGCTCCTTGTCCAGCTCTTCACCGAAACGTTCCTTTACTCTGCCACGATATTCCTTGAAACTCTTATCTACTGCTGCATATGCCGCTGCAAGTGATACGTTTCTCTTTCTGAGAATATTGTTAGATGTCAGCATGGCTGTGATTGATAATCCGCCAAGGATAACAGCTGGTGCATACAGCTTTACAACCTTTAATCCAGTCTGAACCTTTGTGATTCTGAGATCCTTCTTGCCGTCTTCCTCTGTGTATTCCTGATCTGCGATATATCCACTTTCCATTCCTTCAGAGATTGTCTTCTCTGTCTCTTTCGCCTCATCGAGAATCTTACTCAGCTTTGTTGTAGCGCGACATGCCATCACAGCACTTGTCACCGTACCAATCACGCCTGCAACAACCAAGATCTCTGGACTATGCTTTTTAACCTTAAACTTTGCCTTACATAATGACCGAGTCATCTTATTTTTCAAATCATTCTTCATAATATTAAATCTCCTTTTCCATATTTATTGGTGTACCAACTGTTCCGACACTTCCGCTCGAGTCTGTCGGTGTAAAATGATCTCCCGGCATAGGATACTTAAACCGGAACATCAAATAATTTGCAGCATCGATCAAATGCTCGCTGTTATGATCTTTCTTAAATGCGTCCAGACATAACTCAGCAGTAGCAAGTGCGTCCACTCTGCCGCTTGCAAAGTTATCTCTTGCTGAACCATATTTATGAAACGAAATTTCAATCCTGCTCTTTCGTTCCTTATCAAACTGTTCTGAATATTCAGATTTCAAAATATCATTCATGTGTATCTCTCCTACTTAATTGGTCTTGGTCTAGGAAGCTTGATCCAATATCCATCACGTACTGAGACAATATCTGCATTTCTAAGACTCGTCCATCCATAGTCGTTGTACGTATATCTACCGGACACATCGATGCCGATCAAATCATATAAATCAGCAACGCTCACAGATTCATAAGTTTCAATCAGATCGCCCATTGCATCTAATACATCATTTGCATCATCTCGAGATTCCAAGATAATATCGTCCAAATTAAATATAGAATTTGAAGATCTGCGATCATCTCTTCTATCTCGATCTCTGTCCGAATATGTTCGATATGACACATAAGAAGCGTTTGAGCTACTTTTCCGTCCACGAGTTTCGCCGTACAAAATCATGTCGACACCGTCCTTGATAATATCAGAAAATGCCTTCTTCATTGCTGGAATCAGTACATCCAAAAATGCATGAGAACCAACGTCTTTTGCACTATCAGCGATCAATGCTTCCTTAAGCTTACTTACTCCTTTCTTCTTTTTTGTTTTGACAGTTCCGGATACTACCTTTTTAATCTTCGGAGCACCCTTTTTTGTTGCTGCCTCCTGCTTTGCCTTGTGTGAGTTAGGTTTGCATTCAATGTCTAAACTCATCTGTCACCCTCCTTTAGCTTGCCTTCACAATCGGACCATGTAACACGATTTTTGCCATCGATGGTCTGTTACTGGCTTTCTTAAATTGATAAGCCAAATTATTTCTGGCTTTGGCTTCTGAATTTGCCCAAGTTTCACCTCTCCATCTATTTGTAATAAGATGGTTTGATTCTGAAACCTGACCTTCAAATATGTATCTATACATAGACATAACCTCCTTCAAAAAAAAAAAGAAAAAGGGAAATGCCTTGTATAGGCATCACCCTTCTGACTGATCGTACAAATTACTCTTCAGTTGTTTTGCTACTGTCATCCTCTTTGTCTCCTTCAAGGTAGTACAGTCCATCCTGATCATCTTCGTCCTGTCTTGCTGCTGAGATCAACATCGCTACTGCGAATCCACCAACTGCCGCACCAATGTAGGAAACCGGTTTCTTGATCTTATTTAAGATCTTCTTAACCTTTGATTCCTCCTTGGCATCAGCCTTTGAGTTTTCATCAGTTGCGTTGTTGTCTACAACTTCAACATCCTTCTCGTCGACAACCTCGACATCCTTTACTTCCTCGTTCTTAACATTGTTTCTCGACATAGTTTCGTCCTCCTTAAATATAATTTTTTACTCTGTCATAATAGTGCTTGTATTTTTCGCGAATTACGATAATTTTGAATAATCGTACCGCGGTGCTACATGATAATCCAACATCAGGCATGGCTCTCCCTTGTCTGTCTTTGTTGCGGGCAAGCTGACCGATATCTGACCATCATGATTCAAATTCCACCCAATATCATTACTGATTGCCGTATGAGTCAAACCGACTTCATCATAGAAATCACTCAACGATACATACTCCTCGCTGCCATTCATTAATCGATAGTTCAAATCGTTGATGATTCTACGAATAGTCTCAACATCGGATTTGAAATATCTCTCTGATACAGGTTCAAGGAACAATATGTCCCCGCCTCCAGTTACAATAACCTCGGATGTAACAGGTGTATTGTCTACTTTTTTCTGAGCAACCTTTTCCTGTATCTTCTGTTCCTTTTCCTTACCGATCTCCTCTACAACACGCTCCTTATACTCGGTCAGAGCATTTCTCGAGAGCTCATATGCTGTAGCAAGAGCAGCATTACGACGTGTATTTACCGTATTGGCACCAATGATACAAGCTACGGATGCACCACATGTAAGTACAACTGGAATATATGGCTTCCATGCTGCCTTGATTGTTTCTGGTACTGTAAGCTTGTCTGTATCCGCCTTATCCTTCGCTTCTTCAATCAACTGAAGTGCTTTAGGTGTTGCTTTTGCTGCAAGAACGACAGATGATATCATTCCTGCGATTCCTAATCCGGTTAAGATTTCCGGACTGTGTTTTACGAGACCTCTTTTTGTGCTTTTCACAAATCTCGCAAATGATTCTTTACTCATGTTTGATTCCTCCTATCAAATATAAAAGAAGAGCCCGTGTTAGGACTCCTCTTTATCTTCGTTGCTAAGCTCTTCTCTAAGCTCTTCTTTTAATTCTTCCTTCAACAGTTCCCGATCATCGTTCTGAACCTTAAATGAAAGTAATGTTCCAATCACTCCCATCGCAGTTACAACGGCGCTCAAAACTGTCGTTGAATTAAACTTTTCTTTCATAGATAGCTTACCTCCTTTCCATAATAGCCAATGTATTTCGTGCGAATCCCGCTATCAAAATATCATTGATTCCAGATGTCTTCGTGCTGAAAAAATAGAAGACCCAATATTTCCATTGAATCCTCTATTTGAAAATTACTCTTCAGTCTTGGTTGATTCTGGCGTTTTCTTGGCCATCATTTTAATTGCAAATCGATAAGCTACCTGCGTAACGAATTCGCCTAATTCTTTACCCACGATAACTCCGAAAGCAATGTTAAATCCTGCCTTTCTCAAAAACTTCAAATCTGCCTTATTCATATTAAGACCCTCCTTTTGCATTTTTCATAATAGTAAATGTTGTTTTCGCGAATTAATAGTAATAATTATCATCGTCGTATCCGATTTTAGGTTCCCATGGCATCCGAATGACGATACATTTCTTGCCATCGATTTCAATTTCACTATGATCAAAATCAATCCAATAAAACTCATCCATAACACACCATCCAGCTTCCCAACCAAAATCAGTAGGTTCCAAACCCAGGAACCCATAGAATTCATTTAGCATCTGTGATCCGCGTAATACAAAATTACGGTTCGTATGATACTCCGCTGATATAACTTGCTCCAACGTTGATTCAAAGAATCGCTTGCCATATTCGTCGTAGAACAATCGTTTCTCTCCGTGATTCTCGTCGATGTATAAGGTCGCACAATCACAAATACCAGGAGCTTCTACGTACATAGTCTTCGCTTTTTCAGCAATGATCGCATCAAGAATCTTTCTATCTGCATCTTCGCCGTAAATATCTTTTGCTTTTCTACGATAATCTCGATACGATTGATTTATCAAAGCGTATGCACTTGCCATAGATTTCTGGGTGTTATATGAAAGAATCGAAGAACCGGCAATACACGCAATGGTTGAAACACCAAACAATATCGACGGTAAATATGCTTTCGTCGTTGTCTTGGCTTTTTCCCATGTTGTTAATTCAGATCCTTTGTTTTCTTCGGCTTCTTCTAATAGTTTAATAGCCTTTGGGGTTGCTCGTACAGCCGTTACAGAAGTCACTATAACCCCTGCACATCCAAGACATGCTAAAATTGTTGAAGAGTGTCTTTTGAGAAATAATTTTGCATTGATCAATAGATCATCTCCTTTCTTATTGAAAAATAAGAGAGCCGAAGCCCTCTTATTTAATATATTTGTTATAATATTTTTTGAATTCAGCGTCAGCCTCATCCAAAGCTATTTCGTCTATTTCCAGAATAGATTTTTGGGGATATTTCATAACCAAATGGATCATCCGGCATACTCCAATATATGCACATACAATCGCATCTAATATTAAATACCATTTCGTAATCTTTCCGATAATTTTAATAGCCTTTTTCATACTAAGCCCTCCTTAAAAATATTATTTCATAATAGCCAATGAAAATTTTGCGAAAAATAAGAGAGCCGTAGCTCTCCTATTTCTTATCCTTATCCACCTTGTTCAGGATCGCATAAATTAATGCGCCAGCCAATATTGCTATAACTGCATTCATAAATTATTTTGTCTCCTTTCCTATATGTTTTCATAATAGGCTTTGTAAATTTCGCGAAAAAGAAGAGTCCATTAGGACTCCTCCTCTTTGCCATAACGATCTTCATAATAATCGTCTTCATTATGCTTCTTCTTTTCTTTGATATTACGTACCATCGTTGATACAAACCCCGTAATAAAGCATATTACCAAATACACTAAGAACCCAATCCAGTGTCTTTTCAGCCATGCTATTTCTGGTTTCAATACCTTGTCTTTGTACTCCTTCAATGCTTTAATCATAATGTTTTCTCCTTTCATTTATGAAAACTGTTATTATTGTCATAATAGTGAAAGTATTTTTCGCGAAAAATAAGAGAGCCGTAGCTCTCCTATTTCTTGGATTTCTTTCTCCTGGTTAAGGATTTAATAATTCCTACAATCACCAATACAAATACAATTACATCTCCAAACACCAATAAGAATCCTGCACCTCCGGCTAATACCGCAAATGCTAAAACCACTATTGTTATTAAAGCTGCAATAATTAATAATGTTGTAAGTATCATATAAATATACCTTCCTTTCTTTGATTTCCTCATAATACAGCATGTAATTTTCGCGAAAAAGAAAAGGAATAGACTCTGTCGAATCTACTCCCAAATAACTACTTCTTCAAACCTCGCATTAATTCGTCCCTTAAGTCCAAATAAGCTTTAGCCTCTCCTCTAAACTGCGATTCAATAGGTAATTTATGCTCAATCGCAAACATCATATTTTGCAATGCATATCTTGCCTTATCATCCAACAATTTAATCATCTTCTTTGCTTCTTTTTTCTTAATATTCATAATACATACCTCCGTTTATGTAATGTAGTTTATTTTCATAAAGGGGTATGTTTTCTACGCGAAAAATAAAAGACCCAATGTATTTCCACACTGAGTCTTAGATCTTATTTCTTAAAGCCCATTCTTTATTGACTCCAAATTGTATGATACCGCCATTTTTCGCTTATACCACATTTTTCTTTTAAGTATTTCGTTCTTGTAGAGTGCTTCGTTAGCTGCTTTTATCATTTGATCATCATTTGTTAATTCAGCTATTATTTTACACCCCTTTAAGAATTTATTACTCTTTCTAAGACGGTTATAAGCCTTAATTCGTTCAAGCATAAATATCACCTCCATAAAACACTCTGTTTTCTACGCGAATTCAAATATATCGCCGATCAAAACATGTTTCCCATCGTTCTCGCTTTATTGGTTTCATCTTCAAAGCCCACATGATTTGCCGTACTGATACGGTCGGATACAATCCTTCGACTGGCTCTCCAGCTCTCTCATCGAAAAACTTCTTAAATCCTGGATGTAAATATAAAGCATTATTCAACCATGGATCTATCTCCGACCACCAAGTTGTTTTATTCTCCGGATTATACCGCTGCTGGATCACAGCTAAGCCCTTATTACCTATCAAATATAATGTGCACCTGCTATAGACTGGGTGATTACATTCGTATATCTGCCCATATATTGAATTGTATAGTTCTGGTTTTTCGTAATGATATCTCATAATAAAATATATAAAAAAGAAAGAGCCTGCGATTTTTCAACCACAGGCCATTTCTGATAACTTGATATTATGCTTCAATATCCTTCTGAGTATCGTCAATCAACTCATCGAGTTTCTTCAAAGCTAATTCCTTATCGTCCTTAGCCAGAAGTTCACGAAGTTCTTTCAAACTTCTCAGTAGTTTTCTACTGAATGCAACAAATTCTTTCATGTTATCTTCCATTTACCTGCCTCCTTAAAGCAAGCCCTTTCCGTTAAGATAAGGACAATAATATAAATAATTATATATCATCCTTTCATAATAGTCGATGTTTATTTCGCGAAAAACTAAGACGCCAAGTTTCCTCAGCGTCCCGTTTTGAATAATTATCTCTTCTTTGGAATAAACGCATTCAAAATATTCCGACCCAATGTGGATGTGACTGTCGATGACGAATCAAATTTGAATGTCTTTCCAATGGCATACAACGATAATGCGGTTGATGTAATAAAAGTTCCGATAGAAATCCGGTTCCGAGTCTTCTCTTTCTTCGAATCGTCTGCCGCCTGAGTAACCTTAAATTCGTTCTCAGCTACAGTCTTATCGACATCAATAAGCTCTTTCCGGATATTATCGACTTCTGATGCAACAACCTTATACTCGTCTGAGCCTGGTTCCATGTCATTCAATAATCCCTTCTTCTCCTCGTAGTCATTCCACAATGCTTCCTTAATTTTGTCCATTGCTTTATACCTCCTTAAATTTTATTCATAATAGCCCACGTTATTTACGCGATTCCATATGCACTGAAAAAATAACATCTTTACTCTTATGAATCTTATCCATAGACTCGTGATCTTCCAATTCTACGTACAAAGAGTCTTCGTCCGTAATAATGATAGATCCCAATGTTTTCTTCTTCCGCCACCACTGAAAATATAAAAGCCAAAGAATGTTGGTAATCACCAAAGTAATCGCTAATGCAACCATTTGTTTTCCTCCTTCCATTTTGTTTTTATGAAAACCCCACCCGGGAATTTTTCCAATATCAAAATATCATTTATTATGGGTTTGTCTGTGTTGTAAAATATAAAATTCTAATCTAGATTAAAAATAAAAAGAGAAGAAGCCCATGTTAGGCTTCCTCCCTCTTCAATTTCTTCTCAAATTTGTTTAATACAATGATTGCTATAACGCATATAGTAATTAATACCAAACCTATGATTGTAATGTTCATAGCTTTCTCAACTGTAGATAATGTATACACATATGTATAAAAATCCCAAATCTTGAGACAAGTATGATCCAATCCAGTCATACGCTCTGTAATCATAACTGCTAAATAATTATATAAATTCATCATATAAATCACTCCTTTTTATGAATTGTTTTTCATAATAGGAAATGTAATTTTCGCGAAAAAGAAAAGAGAATGCTCAAGTTTTTGATCCTGAGTCTTTGTATACGTACCGTTAAATTTTATTGAGCGTTCCACTCCGTACGCGCTTCGATTCCTGTTTATCTTGTCGCAAGCACCAATTATAAATTGGCCGGTCAAACATACTTTATTCTCTCATAATAGCGTATGTAATTTTCGCGAAATAAAAAGAAGAGCCCGTGTTAGGACTCTGCTTCGTCTTGTTCAAACATAATGATGCTGCATACGCCTCCAATTGTTGCGAGTATAAGCATAAACATTCTTCCTTCTGGTCTTTGATAGAAAAATATATCAATCGCCAGCATAAGAACCAATACTATACTCATGATAATCGTCAGTATGTTTTTCACTGTTCTCACCTCCCATAGAATAGGATGATATTTATGCGAAAACAAAAGAAAGAAGCCCATGTAGGACTTCCTCCTTAATCAACACATTCAACAAACCAAATTCCTGCAATAATAAATGCTACTATTACAAATAGTTTTAACATAATAATCATCCTTTCATTTTTATGATATGTTGTCTTTGTTTTCATAATAGGAAATGTAATTTTCGCGTAAAAAAAGAAAGAGCCCTTGTTAGGGGCTCGATCCTTCTATAATTTTGCTTTAAGATTAAGCACAATCATTTCCTGTCGATAGACATCATTGTTGAGTCTTGCTAATTTTGCACGTTCTGCTTTATACAGCTTCTTAAGCGCTTCTTCCGGTTTATCGTCATAATACCAGATCGTACCATCAAGAATGCATCCTTCCTCGGACGCCACAATAACCGATCCTCCCTGCTGAGGTCGAAATGCGGTCGTCCCAGGTATGGTGCGTCCATCTTCTTTGGTAATCGCATCCTGATGAAAAACCTCTCCGAAGCATTTTGTCATTCCTGTTTTTGTAACCTCGTACAAATAACAAGTTCCTAAACTCTTCATCTCCATAATATTGTTCCTCCTTAAAAATATAAATTATAGTTCCATAAAACAATCTGTTTTCTACGCGAATTCTAATCTAGATTAGAATTTTAATCCCGTACATTGCTAAGCAGCCAAAAAAACTTTCGATACATGTCATAATATGTATCTCTACAACATGGAATATTGTGGCGAGCCCGAAGCGTATCGTATGATAATCCTTCCGTCACACCACACACAAGATATTTTGCCAATGACTCATCTGTGTTCTTTGCCGTTTCCGTAATCATCTTCATCCGGTCCGAATAAAACATCCTTTTTCCTGCAATCATTGCCGTTGGATCTGAAATATTTTTTGTTTTTGACGAATTAGTAACATCGCTTATATGTATATGTTTTGATAAACCATACAAAGAATTGTATGAACTTTTCCAAATAGGATATTGCAAACAAAAATGACGTAATTCGTAATACCGGTGTTTTTCAATCCAATATGGATTTCTCTTTGATAATTCAGATTTCATCGCGTTACTCCTTTCCAAATATAACCAGTTTCAGCATACAATTTCTTAGGAGATATATAATAATTGATCCGTCCGTACTTACTATTCATTTGTTCTATGGACGTTATTACTTTACCCCTCCTAGTAGCGGTCCCTATGTCCAGATATCCAGTCACAATACCCGCTCTAATCCAGTTTGCATCCTTACCGTATACTCTAGCAGCTACTGCTACCGGAACTGAACCGGGACCAAATACTATATCTTGCATCTTTTCACCTCCTTGTGACACGAATATACATCAATCGCTATGATTCGTCACGACAACTTAGGTGGATTTGGTTGTTATATAGGGAGGGGTAATTCAAAGAAATATACGAATAAAATAAAAAAGCCTGCTGACATTTCTATCAACAGGCTTGTAAATGATCGGCGCTACGATTAGTGCATTTCTACACTCCATTCTAATACATAACGAAACTGTAATCTTGGTCGTCTTCTTAACTCGCCAGAGCAATAAGGACAACGACTGTATTCTGATTCGTCGTACACCCGGTCGCAAAATGGACACATCTGCATTGTTTTTTCACCTCCCCATAAAATTATAGATATATTATAGCATACGAATATAAATATTGTATATTGTTTTTGATTTTATTTGGAAGAATTATCCATATCGTCATCTTTATGCTCTTTAAGCCAACGTTGCATTGTTCTCTCGGATGGGTATTCTTCAAATCCGTACGTATCCGGCGTAATAAATCCTTCGACGACCCCTTCGTAAATGTCCTTATCATATTGTTTGTACGATAAAACATCATCCGGATATCTCAATGTCATGTGTCCACAATCTTTACATTTGAGTCTTTCAACCTTAATTGGTACTGCGACTCGACCCTTGTCGTATACTTTTCTCAACCTCCAATCATAGTGCTTCAAATTCTTACAACCGCCTTCACATTTTCCTTTTGGCATTTTCATCATGCTCCTTCCCAAAAAATTTGTTACATAATAAGTAAGACGATAATTGATCGAATTCCCATGATGTAGTTTGCCCAAACGGTTGACAAAATAAAAAAACGTAGTAATATAGTTCGCACAAAAATAGAAAGGAGTGATGCTTATGCTCACAAAATGTCCAGAATGTGAATTACAGGTCAGCGATAAAGCACTAACTTGTCCGCATTGTGGTTATCCGCTCTCAAAACAATCGCAGGTTCGTCCAAGGACAACTAAGCGACGACGATTGCCTAATGGCTTTGGAAGTATTACTGAGATTAAAAACAAACCATTGAGAAATCGTTTTAGAGCCAGAGTTACAGTTGGAAAGACACCAGATGGCAAACCTATTTTGAAACAGTTAAAGCCAACTTGCTATTTCCCAACATACAACGAGGCATACGAAGCATTGATGGAGTACAGACGAAATCCTTATGACTTGAATAATGATTTAACAGTGAAAGAGTTGTATATGAAATGGAGCAAAGAATATTTTTCTGACATATCACCGTCCGCTACTCGATCTGTTACAGCAGCGTGGTCATATTGCTCGTCCATATATGACATGAGAGCAAAAGACGTTAGAGCCCGGCACATAAAAGGATGCATCGAGGAAGGATATCGAATAGGAACAAAAGGTAAGGAAAAAGACAAAAAGATTTACCCATCCCCAGGGATTAAATCGAGAATTAAATCTACGTTCAATCTATTGCTTGATTACGCTGAAGAATATGAGATTGTAGATAAGAATTATGCCCGGACGTTCAACTTATCTGACGACATAGTTGAGGATATCGAAAACTCTAAGAAACCACATATTATTTTCAGCGAAGATGAAATTGATAAATTGTGGAAAAATATAGGAGTTGTAAAATATGCTGATTGGGTGATTATTCAGATGTATATGGGGTGGCGACCACAGGAACTCGCTACCTTACGTCTTGATGAAGTGAATATGGATGAATGGTATATGAAAGCCGGAATGAAGACGAATGCTGGCAAACAACGTATCGTCCCCATCCACGCAAAAATAAAAGGGCTTGTGAAAATGAATTATGACAAAGCAATAGAATTAGGAAGCCCTTATCTATTCAATGATAAAGGACAAACACATGCCGGTTCTTATGCTGTTACATACGACAAATATAAGAACCGCTTTACGAAGGTGATACAGCAATTGAAATTGAATCCTGAGCATAGACCTCACGATCCAAGAAAAACATTTATCACTCGATGTAAGAAAGCAAACGTAGACGAATATGCTTTAAAGGAGATGGTTGGACATAATATCCAAGATATAACCGAATCCACTTACACCGAAAGAGATGTAGAGTGGCTTAGAGAAGACTTAGAAAAAATACAATAA